ATGGATGTTGATGATGGGCATATTGACAGGAAAAATGTTGATCGTATCAAGTATGAATTGAACGAACAAGCTCGTCAATCAGTATACGAACATGCTGTTCCTTTCAATATAACACATTGCGATCTGAACCTTCTTCAAGGACCAGATTGTGGAGAACCTTGTTCCTAATGTATAAATTGCCAGGCGGAACATGTTCGTTATGCTTCAAAGAAGTCAAGTTATTATACCAATGCGATCATTGTGGGCTTGGAGCAATCTGCTGGAATTGTATGCGAGATCATAAAGAGATCTGCACAGCTTTTGGGATGTTCTAATGAAAATCCATGAAACAAAACAAGTTAACCAGAAAGTATTAGTCGAGATTATTTGTGATGTTTGTGGCTTTCAAAAAAAGAAATTTTACCACACCATTGTCAATGTGATGGTCGATAAGAGATTCTGAAGGATCATGTACAAGTAAATATATTGAGACAACAATCGAATTTGCGGAATATGAATACTTTGATACAGATTGGCAAGTAAAATGGCAATTCATTGATATTTGCCCCGATTGTATGAAAAAAAGTTCTTCAATGGTTGACAGAACAACAAGTTAAAATCCAAGAGGAAGAAGATGGAAGCTAAGTCATTAAGACAAGATCAAATTGACCAAGACGTTCGTGACATTTTGAAATATTATTTTAGCCTTAATTTAGATGCACCATTTAATGTCAATGCAGTCGAGATTAAAATTGATTGTAATCAAATGGATGCATTATTAGATGGAGGCGAGAATTTTGTGCAACATAGTCTCAGCCAATCATGGGAATATTTTACCCACAAAGATGACCCTGAATGGGCGTTGATCTTTGATTTCGATTGCGACGGTGATCTTGAAAGAGGTCGTAAGATTATGTTAAGCCAAGTTTTAGGAGCTGTATAATGGCTGAGTTATCAATACCTGAAGTAATTGAATTTGACCCTCGATGTGCAAAGTGCGGAATGCCTATGCCAAAGAAAGAGGGGTGTACATATTATTGCTGTATGTCATGTAATACAGCAAATAAAGTGACAGGTGAAGTTACGCAAAATGGTCCAGGCATAGTATATAAGAACACTGAGGTAAAACAAGTAGGTGGATAACTATTTTATAGATACCGAATGTTGTGGCTTTCATGGTCCGGTTGTATTGATCCAATATGCCAAAAATGATGGCCCTATAGTCTTGCATGAAGTTTGGCGTGTGCCTATTTCTGATACCGTACTATTGATCGAGGAGATAGCAGATAATTGTGTAATAGCTTTTCATCTGGCATTTGATTGGTTTCATATCTGTCAACTCTATACCTGTCTTCGGCTGTATCAGCAACGTCATCCATACGACGAGTTTCTTGATGCTGAAAGATATGCTGAACTTGAAGAGGATGCTCGTGATCTTGGTTGCCTCAAACCAGCAAAATGTTGTGATGTAATGTTGAATGTGCGTAAAGGCCCGTACCAGTCAACAATGGATCGTAAGAACATATACATTCGTAGAATTCCGGCTGTACTTGCGGGACGTGTATGTGATTGGCTAAATGAAGCCTTACCTTTCGAGCCTTTGTTCTTTGCAAGACGTAAAGTCCCCGGACCAGCATGGCGTATACAAGAAACAAAAGATGAAAAGTTTGTAAATGTCTATGTATCTTTTGCTCCATCTACTGCATTGAAGCCATTGATCGAGAACATCTTTGGAGAAAAAACAGTTGATTATGATGTAGTAGGTGTACCTGCACAATTTTCGCCTTTAGAACTTGGTTATGCCCCTTATGCAAAAGCCGTAGGTAAGTTACCCGAGTGGAAAGGCAAGGGGAAGAAGAAATTCCGAGGGAAGTGGAAAGGGGCGTGGCCTCAATGGATTGAATATCATATAAGACATTGGGGTTTTAGACCAACTGCTCAAAAGTATGCAGGGGATGATGTCAAATTCACCCGTATGTTATACAATCATTTCAATATGGAACCAGGAGACGATGATTCTACACTAGCTGCCATGGTTGGAGCAGTTCGTTGGAAGGGTTTCAAGGTTGATCTTGATGGAATAAGAGAATTAAAAGAGATTGCCTTAGCGTCAAAGAAGATCAAAGAAGGCAAATATGCAGGACAAGATGTTCCGACAGCACCAGCAGCCGCTTTACGTTATATTAAAGAAGTGCTTGATCCTGTTGAAGCATTAGTTATGACAGACTCAACAGACAAGGAGTCACTTTTAGAGATCATGTCTTGGGAAACCGAGGCATCGACTCGTGCAAAAGAAGTCTATGATGCAAGAAGGGCGCAAAAAGAGGTTGAACTGTATAACAAACTCTTAATTGCAGATAGATTCCATGCATCATTCAAAGTGTTAGGGACATTGAGTTCCAGAATGGCAGGAGCTGATAAGCTCAATCCACAAGGTATCAAGAAAACCAAGATCGTAAGATCAAAATTCCCATTAGCTTGGGCAGAAGATGATGAAGACTTATGCGGTGGTGACTTCTCAGGATTTGAAGTCACGATTGCCGATGCTGTTTATGATGATCCTGAACTTCGAGCAGCACTAAGAGAAGATCGAGAGTGCCATCGATGTCATGGATCATTACGCTGTATAGATGATCGTAAGAAAAGTAAAACGAAAGGACAAGAAGTCGATTGTTATGAATGTGATGGATTGGGAACAGTTAGAACTAAAATCCATGCTCTCTTTGGAACATTTATCTACCCAGGTCTCAGCTATGAAGATATTATCGCATCAGATGGGCAGACTCCAGACTATTATACGATCAGTAAATCGGGGTTATTTACATGGTTATTTGCAGGAACCGAGTATTCATTTCAAAAGAGACTCGGAATACCACGAGAACAAGCAAAAGCAGGACTCAATGCATTCAGCAGAAGATTCCGTAAAGTCAGTGAAGCTCGTTCAAAAACGATGGAAAATTACTCACCGATCCATCAACCCGATGGACAAGGAACCTCACACGTTTGGCGAGATCCTAAACAAACTGTATCTACGTTATTGGGTTTTGATCGTTATTTTACACTTGAATTTGATGTGCTCAAGACACTTTTTGCGCTTGCTATTAACATCCCAGATGAATGGAGACGCATACACGTAAATGTAGTACGTGGAGATCGTGTACAGACAGCAGTAGGAGCCTTAACATCCGCACTTTATGGAGCATGTTACTCATTACAGGGACAAATTGCTCGTGCGGCCATTAATACACCTATCCAGGGAACAGGTGCTCAAGCAACTAAGAAAGTACAACGTAACATATGGGAAATTCAACCATCAGGTTATAGTAAATGGATCGTGCGTCCAATTAACATTCATGATGAGATAATGAGTGCAACTAATCCTAAATATGTGCATCGTGTCGAGCAAGTTGTTGAAGACACGATTGAAGAGTTAACAGAAGTGGTTCCTTTACTTGAAATGGAATGGCATTCAGGACTAGATTCATGGGCGGACAAGAAAAAGAAAAAACGTGTAATCCAGCAACCGTCGAATACCAATTAAGTAGATGGCGGTCGATCTTAGAGCTTATAAGATCACAGGATTTCAAAGACCTATTTGCTCAACATGGGACAAAACAGGTGCAAGAGCTTATTGACCTCGGTAATCTTGGGCAATTAAGGGAATGGGTAAAGACTGTGAAGCATGGGCCATTGGCTCACAAGTCAGTTGAAGAGTTAAGAAAAATGGCAGGAAAATTAGGTATTCGTTACTATGGCAAAATGTCAAAGTCACAATTGCTTGTAGAAATTACAAGGAGAAAACCGAATGTCGAATGAATATCAAGAGGTCTATGATCGGATGCGGCCAATCTTAGACTTAGCAAAATGCCGCAAACTCAAAAAACGAGAGATCAGTAAAGCATTAGAACAAATTGAACAACATCCTGTATTTCAAGCACTCAAAAGTTATTATGAAGAAATGCCACTTACTTATTGGGATAACCTTGAATTGATGGGTGATATGGATGATCTTGTAGAACTTAATGAACGAAAGAAAGCTCTCAAAGAGTTATGGAGAACAACTCATGCACAATCCCAAAAAGTTGCCAAAAGCACTAATTAACAAAACCATATCAGAATTACGATCCATGACAAAGGATAAGACAATCCAAGTTATTGCAGATCGTGATAATGATGATTATTTTCAGTACCGTGCAGCCGAAGCACTTGAAGTAGGTGATCTTGAACTCGCTTGTAAGTTGCTCATTTTACTTATGACAAGGAATAAATATTCGTGTTAATCGGTGTTGAAACTGCTCCTAAGATCAAATTAACGTATTTCCCATCGGAAAAACAAGCACGTAAATGGTGCAAGAAACATCAAAATTGTGAAATTTTAATAGTCCCTGACAATAAGAAACCAACAAAAATTGATCTCGATCATATTTGGCATACCGTAGGTAAAATGACCATAGAAGGGTTACAGTTACATTGGTATCAACAACATAAGGTAGGGATCTTTGCAGAGGCCACCCCCATTGAGACGCTCACCAGAAGAAAAGATTCAGAATGATTTGATAACGTTTCTGACTCTCCGAGGTTGGACTGTCATGCCTACGCATGGCAATATGTATCAACGTGGATTCCCTGATCTCTATGCTTTGCATGAAGAACATGGATCACGTTGGATTGAAGTCAAGAACCCTAAGAAGTTTTCATTTACCGAAGCACAAAAACAGTATTTTCCAGTTATGTCACTAGCAGGTGTTGGTATTTGGGTATTGATAGCAGCGACCGAAGATGAATATGCTAAGTTATTTAGACCGGCTAATTGTTTTGCCTATATGTCCGGTATTATTCCAAGGTCAGTCAACTTGACATAAGGGTCCAGTTCTGCTATAATAGTAGTACAGTTGATGTGGAAATTGTAATGTTACAAGATTGTAAAGTTACAAGATTGGAGATTAGATGCAAAAAGCGTATAGACAGCGTTTTGAGTCATACTTCTCTCATATACCCTTACCTGAGCTAATACCGAAAGATTTGATAGCACAAAAACTTGAACAACTAAGAAAAGGCGATCAAGTAATCCGGGATCAGCTTATTTTACATTATATGAGATTAGTTTTTGCAATTGCTGCAAGAGTCAATGGTAAAATAGGACAAAAGGGCCGTTCTGATGATCTGGTTTCAGAAGGCTTGTATTCCCTAGTCAGATGCCTAGACCGTATCGCTCGAAATGAAGGAATGACAAAACATGACAATCTGGATCGTTGTATACATGCTACTGTATATCATGATATTATACGTTTTGTTTCAACGGATTATACGGTTCGACCGCCTATTGAAAGTGATTGGTTAAAAGCAGAACTGAAAAAAGATTCAGGTATATTTGAACAACTTTTCCATTGCAAACAATATGATGAAGTAGAAAAACGCGGTGCAAAAGACTTCGAGGATGCTACTGTACGTCAAAAACAAATGACTGCAACTCATGGTTTGGCAACGCAAAGTTCAATTGAATTGTTAATGTTACAAGATATTCTTGAGTCATTTTACTTTACGTCAAAGGAAAAGATCATTATAACACGACGGATTGAAGGAAAAACAATGGCAGAGATAGCCAAGGAACTTGGCCTTAGTAAGGTAGCTATACACAAACGTTTGAACGAAGGTATTATCCCTCGCCTCAAACAACTAATAGGAGAATAAGATGAGTAATTGGGATCATGTAACAATAGAGGCTGAAAAAGTACTCGATCAGTTACAACTACCCTTTGCTTGTGTTATTGGTAGCCTATGGGACACAAAAGAAGAGTACGAAGCATTACGTCTGTGTTATGGTAGATATAATCCGACTCTATTGAAACAAATAGATAGACAAAAAGTGTTAATGACTGTAAGTATGTTTCAAATTTTGCCGTTTCCTACACTCGAAGAAGCATTACAATTTTGTCGTGAAACACCATGTAAAAGTCCACGAGTATCAGTATGGGATCATGGAGAAAAAGTAGAGGAAAACCTATGACTTGTAGCCGTTGCAAGAAAGAAATCAAGCCAAATGAATATTCTCGTTGCTTAAATGGTATCGGCTGTGTATGCCATAGTTGTGAGGCTATTTTAATAGGGGATGATGACTATAGGGATGTATATACAGGAGAAAAGTTGTTATGAAACTATGGTGGCATATTTATGATCCTACAATCGAATCAAAACAGACACCTGAATCTTTTTGGCGTAATTTGCCTCCTGAACATTTACAAAAAGGTATTATGGATGTAGCAAAAAGTTTTGCTCAACAAGCATTTAGTGCATATCCAGAAAATGACAAACCTTCAATTGAAGATATACAAGTAAGTATGCGAATTCTTATAGCAAGTGAATATGGTTGGATGATGAATGATCGACCAACATTTTTCATCGAACAAGGGATTGTAGACTTCGTTCGAGGTACAAAAGTCGAACATTGTGCAAATGTATTTGGTAATGTGCCAATATTTTCGATTGCATGGCATCCTCATGATCGTTTCCAAGGAAAACAACTTCCACCAGTTCTTGTATTCCCTGCAAACGATGCAATAGTACTTCAGTGGAGAAACATTGATGCTGGTACATTAATAGCCTTTATCCCGAAAGAAAAACCACTAATTACTATTAAAGAAGAGATCACACCATTAGGTTATTATCTTGCAGAAAATACATTTGGCATTCTGAATTACCTTCAAGCATTTCCTGATCTCGTAAAACCAGGTATACCCAAGAGTATGAAACCACGTTGCTTCAGACATGCCAAGATAGATCGTGTCGCAGTATTAGCTATGCATCCAAAGATTCGTAAAGCACCAAAAGCACATATTCGACAAGGAACCTGGGTAGTATACTCAGATGAACGTTACAAACGTAATCCAGATGGATCATTTAAGATAGGGTATCGTAACCCGTGTATTGTAGGAAATATTGATGCCAAAACAGTGGAGGCACAAGACAATGAAACATGAACCAACAGAACATCAGAAAAATATATTCTCAGCCGTAGAAAATGAAGACTTTCACATTGTAATTGAAGCTGTGGCAGGATCAGGCAAAACATCCACAATTGTAGAGGCGCTTGACCGTGTTCCTCGTAATGTAAGTGTGTTATTCCTTGCTTTCAATAAACACATTGTCACGGCTTTACAAGACAAAGTACCAATGCATGTTAATGTCTCAACACTCAACAGTTTCGGATGGCAGGTACTCCGTAAAGACATGGGTCGGGTTAAGATCAATGTAGATAAAACCAAGAATATCTTTTGGTTTGAGATACTCAACAAACGTGATCGTGTCCGGTTTGGAAAACATTGTGGTGCAGTAACTAAGCTAGTAAGTCTATTCAAAGCCTATGGAATGGATAATCCGAGCACACCGGATATTGAATTTCTTGTCGATCATTACGAAATTGATACAGACATGGAAGGAATTGGGTATGCCATTCAAGCACATCAAATTGGTCACGGGAAGACAGGGGTTGTTGATTTCGATGACCAACTGTACTTGCCTATTGTGCGAGGCTTGCCGATCCCGCACTACGACATTGTTTTTATTGACGAAACCCAGGACTTGAACCCAATTCAGATTGAAATAGTCAAAAGAATCAAAGGGCGTGTGATCGCAGTTGGTGATTCCAAACAAGCCATTTATGGTTTTCGAGGCGCTGATCCCGAGGCTATGCAACATGTAATCGATGCTTTCAATGCTCAAACTTTACCACTATCTATTTGTTTCCGTTGCGCAAAAAGCATTGTTCGGAAAGCACAAGAGGTAGTTCCATATATTGAATATGCAGATTTCCAAGAAGAAGGCACAGTTAATACAGTTAATGTACCTGACTATCGTAAGATCATCGAAGAAGAAGATTTCGTACTCTGTCGAACAACAGCCCCATTAGTACAAGAAGCCTTAGCCATGATAGCCAACGGTCGAAAAGCATGTGTATTAGGTCGTGATATTGGAAAAGACATCTTAGAATTGTACAAGAAACTCGCAAAACATGGGCCTTTAGAAACAGAAGACATTGATACATACGAATACCAACAAGCTGAACGACTCAAAGACAAAGAAGCCTTACTCATTCGACTACACGATCAAGTTGACACTCTCAGAGCCTTACTTCGAGCCTATGGACCAGACGGAATTGAAACTGCTATACGTGAACTTTTTACAGATGAAGAATTAGGAATCACTTACTCAACAGTACATAAAGCAAAAGGACTTGAACGTGATCGTATTTTCATTATTTGTCCAGAATTACTTCCACATCCAAGATGCTCAAGCGATTGGCAATTGAAACAAGAACAAAATCTCAAGTATGTTGCAATTACCCGAGCAAAGAAAGAACTGTTCTTTGTCGAAGGCGTCCGAACACAACAACCATAGGAGGTAAATATGCCACTTGACACTCGTGAAGCCTTTGGGCTTTTCCAACAAGAAGTTATGCGTCTTGGTAACCAAGCACAAATGCTAAGTCTCGGACTTGCCGGTTATCAGAAAGCACTCGAAGAAAACGATGCGTTACGCAAAGAAAATGAACAATTGAAGCAGCAATTAGGTCAAGGCTCTGCCGGGCCTAGCAGTGCTGGTTCCCCTAGCCCTGGAAGCACGGTTCCATTTCCTGCGCCAACACCTCCGCAAGGGGATGCACCACCGCCCCAAGGCTAGTTTTCGTGATCGGAGTGGCTTCGGTCACTCCGATCATAATTAAGAAAGGTTGCTTAATGGAATTACTTGATGCATATCTAGCTGTACCTTATACTCATGACAATCCGAATGTTAGGGATCAGCGTTACAAACGAGTAACTGAATATGCAACACATCTAATCAAACAAGGCAAAGTTATATACAGCCCAATAACAACAACACACGCACTAATAAAATTTGCGCCAGATATAGGGACACAATGGGGTTTTTGGAAGAAATTCGATAGTGTGTATATCCCATTTTGTCGTGAATTACACATCCTAACAATGATTGGTTGGCGAGAATCTGTAGGTGTGACAGAAGAAAAGAAAATGTTCAAAGCATTAAAACGACCAATTATTTATGTAGACCCAATAGATTTTTCTACATTAGACATAGGAGCACTAGATAATGAATAGTACTGTCAAAGTCAAAATTGGTGCAGTTGAATATGCAATATGTTGGAAACATCGACCACGATTTGAAGGTCGTTTTGTTCCAGCAACTATTGATTTCTTCACACCACAAATTGATCTTTATATTGGCCTAGCACCACCTATTGAGTTTGTGAATTTGTGGCATGAAACTTTACATGGGATTCTTCGGAATGCAGGGTACACTGAACATGATGAAGACCTTATCAATGCTTTAGCACATGGTATTGTGCAAGTACTTGTCGAAAATCCGAGAGTACTTCATGCACCTTTTACACCTCAAGAACGCTCTTTGCCCGAAGACAAAGAACCAGAAACCTCGCTTGATGAAGAGTATGCAGTTCAAAGGAAAGAAGAAAAATGAAAACGGTAACTGGGTATTACGCTTCTTGTGATCTTATTGGCTGTAATCATGGAATCGATTATTTTCCTGGAGAAGAGTCTAAAGTTGAAAAACAAGGATGGGTTTTCGTATATCCAGATGTACCTAAAAATGAATTTGACTGTTGGACCTTATGCCCACAACATGCCCACGTAGCTCCTTTATTTAAGAGTGTACCTCGTGAGGATACATAAGATGTGTTTGCTTTTATTATTAGCATTAGCCCCTTTTCCTGTAGCAGAAGGTGAGGCATCGTATTATCGAAACCAAGAATTTGGTGGCAAACCAACTGCATCAGGTGAATTGTTTGATGATACCAAATTAACTTGTGCCATGAAAGAAGGTGCTTTCAATCGTTATTACTTGGTTGTGGCTGAGACAGGTGCAATTATTGTAAGGCTTAATGATCGTGGTCCTTTCGTTCGTGGACGGGTAATTGACTTGTCAACAGCGGCAATGGAAGCAATAAATGGTGATGGTCTTGTAGATGTTACAATTTTTTCGTTACCTTTTCAACTTGACATAAGTGGTAAAATTTGTTATAATAGATGGAGCATTGAGGAATGACAAAAAGAATTACTGACCCAAAAATACGTGAACTTCTTGCAAGTTTTACAATGGAACACCGCTATACAATCAAGAAATACGGTGAGAAGAGTTTGCAAGCAAGAACAGCGGCCAGTCGATTGTATGGTGCACGGAAAATGCGAGCCCTATGTGAGAAAATTATGCGAGATCAGAAGTATCAAATCGCATACCTATGTCGTTGTATTTCGGATTTCATTCATCATGAAATGGATGAAGATATGCTTGAAACCGAATTAGCAAATGCAATTGATGATTTTCCCACAGCAGCCATAATCATGAATTGGCGTGATCAGTTAACCGCAGCCGAACGCAAGATACGTAATCTTGAATGTGAACTCGAAAGGCATAAAGCCAAATGATCTTACACTTAATAGCCACAGGAGCAGAAGGACCATTGGGTTATGCTTGGATTAAGGCTATGAATGCCCGTATGTATCAAGATCAGAAAACCGGCGAATTAAGTGTTCTCTTTGATTGTGAAGTACCTGTTACAGCATATTGCAGTGGATGGACGACAAATCATTGGTGTGATATTGAAGCAGCAATCAAATGTGGTGAATATAAAGTAGTCTATGTTAACACAAGTTGGATAGGACCAATATAGCCATGAAAATACAACGTGATGCGATAATTGTCTCCGAAGATGGCACAGAAATCCGTAACCCCAAGGATGGTTTTATTGTCATGGGCAACATTATGGTTGCAGAAGTTGACGAAGAAGACTCACCGATTGGTGGTATAATTGGTAATAATTTCGACGACAATGGGCAAGTAAAGCGATATGTGGCTTTCACCCGAGAAGAATTACTTAAAGTGCTCAATTACACAATTGAAGATCTTGAATTATTTTTGACTAAGTGGCGGAAGGAAAAAGCACATAATGAGGTTTGAGTTTTCTTGCCAAGATCATATATTTTGGGTTATTGAAGGCGAAGGACGATTGACTCCGACATCTATTCATATTCGTTTTAATTGGATAGAGCCACGAAATTGTGAGGATACCAACTTTCCTACGCCCGAAGAATAGACTGAGCTTGAACAATGGCATAAAAATGCTCAAACTAAATTGAGAAATTTTTCTGATGTTTGGACGTTATCAAATGAATATGCAACTAAGCATAAAGCATTAGTTGCTCGCACCATAGCATCACCTAAATTCATTATCTTTTGTCTAATGCACACGTCTGAAATAATCACAATCAATGGACAAGAAATGGGTGTGCCTTTATCTTGTGGTGAAGATCTTTGGCAAGGTCTATTTGAAATGAATTTCCTAAAGGATGATAATCATGATTGAATTCATTGTCGATTGTATCCAGACCTTTGGAATGCTTGGCTTAGGTTTTCTTCTAGGTTGGGAAACACGTTCTATCAAAGCAATAGACGATGATCGTAAGCGTATAACACGTACATTACAGGAGGATATTAAGCGGTGTTTTCACGAACTTGTAGAAACAAAATCGTTGGACTGGTCGAACAAACCAAAATAAAACGTACCACTCATGACAGAGCCAATGCTCATATCAAAGCCTTAGCAATCCAAGGTCAAATTGTAATCTTACAATTTTTATTGAACAATTATTTCGATGACGAGTCAATTGAAGAAGTACTTGAACAGCGTATACAATTACTTGAACGATCACGAGATCGTCATTTAGATGAATGTGCATTGCCAGACGATTGTCATAGTGTCATCGATTATAATGCACGAATTGAAGAATTACAATGGTTATTGGAGGTTATAAATGAACAAGAGTGTGAAGTACCCGTGCCGCATGAAGGCGATCAGCCCAACGTCCCTATACACCTTTGAAACTGATCCCACGGCTTTCGTCTTAAATTATGTTATGCGAGCGCCACGACCTGCTCAGTTGAAAGTAATGAGTATTGGTTCAGCGTTTGATGCTCGGGTCAAGGCTTACCTGACAGCGGAATTATGCGGAGGTAATGAACAGGAATTATTCACACAATTGTTCGAGGACTCCGTTGAAAGTCACAATCGTGAGTGGGTGTTTGATCGTAGTAAGGAAGTGTTCGACTGGTACAAGCAAGCAGGTGCTTTGGCTGATCTTGTAATTGAATTGACCGGATTCCAAGAAGAGCCTCGATTTGAATTCTCTGTCAATCGTACTATCATGGAAAAAGCCATTCACACAGAGTCTGCCACAATAGCTATCCCCTTGACGGGAAAACCAGACTGCTATTTCGTGAATAATGAAGGGGCAAAAGTAATAATTGACTGGAAGGTCAATGGCTACTGCTCTAAGGCAAGTCCAGTAGCAGGTTATGTCCGTTGTCGTGATCTCACTGGCTTTAATAGCGGTCCACATAAAGGAATCACATCCATTCGACACAAAGGTATGGATATCGGCATTGGTGTTCCATTGAAACAATTATGGAATGATCAGTTGATTATTTATTCTTGGATGCTTGGGGACGGTGATGTCAGTTTCGATCCCGATGAATGGATCTTAGGCATCGATCAATTGGCTTGCAATCTCAAGCATAAAAAGCCAGAAAAACGTATGCGTGTAGCTGCTTTTCGACTAGGCCGGGATACAGCAGCCGCAAGAACCATATGGGAACGATTAACTCGAATGTGGAGTGCCGTTCAACGTGGACACTATTTTATCAATTTGTCAGAAGACGAATCACAACATCGTACTGAGACGATCATGGCAGGAGGTAAAGATGTGGCTTGGATGCTTGGGAGAAATGTATGAGGATTGAAAGACATCAGCACATATTACGATTGATTCCTAAAAATCAACGAGAAGAATCTTTTTTACATGAATTCTTTGAAAATGATATGACTATACATAATACCCCTTATTAACATACAATAGGATCAGAACCAAAACAAGGTTTGGCAATTGAATCTAGGTCATGGAAGATTCCACCGGAGTTGTTATATGGATATTCTGATTGAGTTCACATGCTATTATTGTGAACATGTTTTCAAAAAAGATATCTCAGGTTTTGATTGGGAACATAATACTGTAGAAGAGATGTGCCCAATGTGTACCGCCCCATTGTATAGTGATGATGGAGAAGTTGCATGAATTGTACTCTTACAAGGAGACTAGGAGCACTGATTTGGTACAAACGATCAGCAAGAAACATAGGGACTTGTACTCTAGCTCATAAAGCAAAAATGACAGTCAATCGCTTGGAGCAAATTGAAAGAGGTGTATCTTTCAATAATATTGAACTATACTATCGAATTGCTAGAGCACTTGACACGAACCTTTGGGAGTTGATCAAACAGTGCGAAGAATATAAAGTCTCAATGAAATTGATACAGTTACAAGAATCAAAGAAGACTTGACATAAGCTCAGAAATATGTTATAATGGAAGGACAATAAGACATGGTTAAATCAGAAGACATCGTATTTTGTAAAGTTTGTGGTGAACATGTTGCAACAGTTACAATTGAAATGGCACCAAAGCCCAAGGCACTTGTTCCTATACGCCGTCAAATGCTTTTGAATTGTGTATGGGATCAAATAAAGACATGGACAGATGAAGATAGGTCCGAATGTGTAAAAGGTGCAGAGTTTGTGTTACAGACTCTTTGGCCTATGTTCAAAGAGATCACAGTCTATTGTAAGAAATGTGATAAGCCCTTCAACACAGTCGAAATAACAGAGCTTTGTCCTGATTGTCGAGAGACTTGACATAAGGGAAAAGATCTGCTATAATAGTAAGATAATTGAACAAGGCAATGCTGATAAGCAGCATGGAGGTTGTAAGATTACAATTTCCGAGCCGGACTTAGGTAGCTGTCAAAGCCAAAAGAACAAAAGGAGCAAGACCATGAGTGACCAGCAAGAAGTTGTAACAAGTACAAGTGAAACCGAGCAGAAGAAGAAAAAGAAAGAAGAGTTCAAGGAACCTGCGCCGTGGACGCCGGAAGATGATGCTCACTTGGAAGGCATCGATACGAACAACGTATTTCTGGATGATATCCACAACTTCAACTTTGACCCCGCGTTTAACGTTCGCGATACGGGCAACTATGAAGCGGCTGTGGAACGCAAGATTCTAGAACTCACACGAGACAAGGCGATTCGGACACCGCTCGTTGTCGCACGGCTCGTGAGCATGAAGGAAGAAGAGAAGCGCATCGGCGTATGCGGGTTCCTACGATCAGCGGCGTTGCGTCAGATCGCAATGCGTACTCCCGATTTCTACAACGAGCATTTCAAGGACAAGGTGCCGTTCGTCAGCCATGACGGGATCACGGAACGTGACCGCCTCGCGATCCTGCTGGATCATGGCTCCGAAGAGGAATTGGACGAGTACGAGGTCTACCTCTCACAGAAACGCCTCATGCGACAGAAGGGTCTGTATTCGCAAAAGGCGATGATCTCGATGCTGGCCCGGTTGTACTACCGTTTGGCTGGTGCCAAGGATCGTGCGACATATGATCTTTCTCTCAAGGAACTGCGCGAAAAGGGCTACACGCTCAAGGGTAAGCAGACGTGCCGTTCGTGGGAAGACGTAGCCATGGCGATGTTCCGCGGCCGATTCCAGAAGTACCAACGCATTTTCGAGTCTGCACCTTGCGTAGAAGAGGCATTCCGTCGCAAAGTCCGTGGCCTCGAAGGTGGCGTTGATATCACGTTCAAGATGGCCGAAGAACTGCATGGTATGCGTGAAGAAGATGCTAAGCAGTATTTAGCGGCCAAATTGCGCGGCAATACGAGTTCAAAAGAAACGTCGAAGCACTGGACCAAACCGATCTTGGAATCCGCCAAGACGACGAACAAGTCTTTCTACCTCGGCAAACAATTGGATGCGGCCCTGGGCGATCAGGCGGCACAAGCCGCGTTGCCGGATCTCGAAGACGAATTGCTCATGATCGAGCAAGCCAAGGCCCACGATCCCGACAAGTTCTGGGAAGTGGTCCATGCGATCAATGCCGAACACGCCTCGGAAGCACCGGTCGTTGAATAAAGCCAGTTACTTGGTGGCCTTGTAAAGTTACAAGGCCACTAGGTTAACAAGGAGATCTAGTTATGGATGAAGCATTCGACAGGCAATGGGAGATGAAAATGAAGGAGAGTGTGACAAAGCTCCATAAGCGCATTCAATGGCTCCGTCGTCGTGAAATTACATTGAGTGGCCGTGTATTTGGTCCTCGATTTGATCCACCGGAAGTGGAGCCATATAGATTCATTGGTCATATAGGCCAATGGGATGCATATTTGGTTGATGAGCTTGTCAATTGTCAGATTTGGTTAATCAAGGCAAAAGAGCGCGTGATCGTAAGTCGAGATCAAGCACTTGAAAACCCTGTTGACCATGCCCTACATAGGGCGGTTTTGGCAATAGCTGAGACCCAATTTTGCGAAGCTATTTGACAGTTGAATAAAGAATTGCCTATGCGGTTGATCGGGTTACTTCACTGATAATGACGAGGTCACGGGTTCGATTCCCGTTGTGGTTTGCTTAGCAAACCATATAGCTCAGTGGGTAGAGCGCGAAAATTTCCTGGTTATTTAATCATAGGCATAAGTCTTCCCTATGCGGGTGGTTGGGATACTTCATTTTGGTTGATAACGTGGCCTTGTGCCACACTTCCTGACCTTTATGATCATAGGGATTAACTGAGTAAGGGCGAGTGGTGGAATGGAATACACGGCGGACTTAAAATCCGCTGCTCTTGCGGCTTGAGGGTTCAAGTCCCTCCTCGCCTACTCTTGTGTTTTATACTGCGGTAACAATGATTGATCCATGATGTCGCGACCGAACGCTAGGATTATGAAATGGACCTAGCCATTCTAGTTACCGCAGTATAAAACACAAGATCATTGCCTATGCGGTTGATCGGGTTACTTCACTGATAATGACGAGGTCACGGGTTCGATTCCCGTTGTGGTTTGCTTAGCAAACCATAGGCAAAGAAAAAGCCTTTAAGCTATTTGGTCATGAGTTCTTTACAACTTATATTGATCTTGATCATGTCGAACTCGAATATTATCCTCACGGCCTAATAAGGATTGACTAATGGGGACTATGGATTAAGATATGACTTTTTGCTCAAATAAAGTAACTGACGTTGATATGAATCAAGCTCATATCGTTTTTCTGTCACATATTATGGCAGCTTTTTCTACGCTTGAAGATATATCGGATTTTGTCAATATTCGTATCAAGCATAAAAGACTTCGAGTACATGCATTTTGTTGGAGCAATATCACAACATATGCAGAATTTTATGAGCTTGACAATGCTGCACAATTGGGACAAAAGCTCGGTCAGCTTGACAAAGATATGATCAAACTGCTACTTGAACAGTTAAAAGGGACCAAACATGACTGAGCTTGAGCTTACTGCCAAACTTCTTCTGGAATGTAATAAGCCAGAAAGCGTATTCCTTGGAAATACAGAAGATGAAGCACGTCCTTGGTATCATCGTATTCAAAAACAGATACATCCTGATCGCAATCCAGATAATCCCGAACTTGCTCATCAAGCTTCAGCAAAATTGAATGATCTTTGGGATATTGCCAAAAGGAAATTTGCTAAGGGTACTTGGCAAACAGATGAACCTGTCAAAATACAATCTTTCGAGACACGTCGCTATGAGTATCATGATCTTGAGCAAATCCATACAGGTCAAACTTGTGGTGTATTCTCAACTAAGATCTATGAAAAGAAACGTGACTGCTACGTTTCTGGCATAGTTAAGATTCCTCATTCCAAAGCGGACAATGATCTTCTCGAACGTGAAATTCAAACCTTGAAAATCTTTACCGAAGCTCTCAAGCCATTCCCTCAGATGGAAGGTGCTAACATGCAATTGTTATTACCAAAAATCTTGGAAACAATTCGACATAAGAATGGGAAGAAAATGATCGTATTTGTTCAACCACCTGGTTATGAGTCAGGTTGGTACAACCTTGAACAAATTACAAAAGCACATCCCAATGGCCTTAATTCCCGTCAAATCTGTTTCATTGGTAATCGTATATTCGAGTCATTGTCCATCGCTCACAGTCAAAAAATATCACATAATTGTGTAACCCCACATCATGTGATTATCCATGCCGAAAAGCATCTTGGTCAAGTAATCGATTGGACAAATGCAGATAAGCCAATGCTCTATATAGGTAATAAAGATTTTCTTGCACCAGAAGCAACGAAAAATCATATTTGCTTACCTTCTTGTGATATTTATGCAGCGGCAAAATGTCTTTTGTCTCTTGCACGAGGCGATTACTTTTGTCTTGAGCTTGAAGAGCCAATTGTTGAGTTCTTACATCATTGTATTCAACCAAAACGTAGATTCCGCCCATTCACTGCAATGGGTGCTTCGATTACATTTCGTGAGGTCCAAAAACAAGTATTCGGTAAGCCGCAATTTGAACCATTGGAGATGTCAACATGATGACTGTATTAACATACATTATATGTATAATTGGAACAATAGCTTATGGTGTATACCTAGTTAACGAGTATTCGGATAATCCTGGTAAAGATGATTTAGTTATGTTAACAATGGCAATAGGGGTTGCTGCATTTCTTGGCCCTATTGGTTTTGTTTTCTTGGCTATTGGTCATCTTATTTTCAAAGGAAATACGTAATGGACTTTTACTTCTATGTAACAGGAGCCGTTTTTACATTCTTATTTAGCATGTTAGTTGTTCGTTTGCTTGAAGGCCCAATAGATAGTGGTGATGGGGTATTTCTTTATGGAATAATTGCATGGGTAGCTGCCGTTCTTTGGCCTGTTGGTTTGCCTTGTGCTATAGGTCTTTTGATCTGTAGTTACAAAAGGAGATAGTATGACTTTGCTATTCGTAATTCCTTGGCTTGTTGCATGGTGGTGTCTATTATACATCACTGGTGCATTGATCTGCATTTACTATTACAAAGCAACAGGGCCGAAACACCTTTATACTGTTATGATTCTTTTGATTGTAAGTGTTACAATCGGTTGGAATATAGGGAAAATATTATGTTTACTTGGTATTTGATCGGAGCTGGTATTACAATGGTTACTTTTGCCATTGATGGAGCAATTGATGGTCTGTTGAGCCTGTTTGGGTTGCCTGTCTCTTGGTTATTTGTGGTGTATTTTGGTTTGTCTGTTTACCAGCATTCCTTCTGTCCAAATTAGTTAAGGTAATCAGGAAACTTACATAAAGTAAGTATCCATAACATAAGGAGATCAATATGGGAGCACCAGCAGGAAATACAACCGATGCAGCTAAGGCAGCTGAGCAGGTTGAAAAACCAGACAATGATAAGCCGTGTACTTGTGCCCATTGTCGAACGGAAGAGGGTGACTAATGGGCGGAGGTTCATATTCAAGTACCAAGTATTGTAGTACTGTTGATAGCTTGGCAGCAGATGACAAGCTATTTAGCCGTGCTTCAACGGCAAGATCAACCGGAAGATTCGATGACATTGCTGAGATTCTTGATCCCAAGAAGTTGAAAGATGGGATGCGTGAATCGTGTTATGTCGATGGATTCGATGATGCGACGCCTATTGTAATAGGGATCGATGCTACAGGATCAATGCATCAGGTTCCTGGTCATATTCAAACGGAACTTCCAAAACTCATCGATTTGATCGTAGAAAAAGAAGTTTCCGATCATCCAAACGTGATGTTCATTGCATTTGACGATGAAACAGTAATGAAAAACGCAGCATTTCAAATGAGCCAATTTGAGATTGAGGCAGAGAAACTCGTTGAAGCCTTGAATGAAATGATCATTCCCTATCGTGGTGGAGGGAATATGGGGGAGTCTTATCACCTGTTCTTCTACGCCTTGGCAAATCACACGAAACTCGAATGTTTCGACACCAATGATGAAAAAGGTTTTGCGTTCTTGATCTGTGATGAAGAACCCTACTTTGATCGTCGAGATTACACGAAATATGGCACGTCGCCCGACATTGCCGAGAGCGTTTTCGGAGATGTGTTACAAGCCGAAGTTCCTATGTTGGACGCCGTGAAGCAAACACTTGAGCGTTATCATGTGTTTATCATCCGTCCATTACACACAAACCATGGCTCAAATCATGATATCACGAAGCAATGGCAAGATCTCTTGATGCAAGCTGGTGGCAACCCTGAACACGTTTTCGAGGTTCCCGAAACCGACGCGATCATTACGACAATGGTTATGGCTGTGAGTCGTTTGATTGGTGTCGATGAATCCGAAATGGTTGAATTGTTACGGGCCAAAGGTGCTGCGGGCATAGAAAACGCAGCAAGTGCAACAGGTTCATTGGTTCCAGTAGAAGCAGGATCAGTGAGTACCGACATTGAAACCGGAAGCTCAGAAGGGCGTGAACGGTTGTAATTTTACAAGGTTTGCTCGACCCTCATCGAGCGCCTAGGGTGGGTCAGGGTTCTTCCCTTCCTCTGGCCCACCCACACTCTAAAAGGAGACATGTAATGGATGGGATCGTAGTAATTGACCTTGGTTTTGGTGATTCTGGTAAAGGCACCATGACCGATTTTTTGGTGCATGAACGTGAAACAAATTGGGTCATCCGTTATAATGGTGGGGCACAATGCGGGCATAATGTTAAAAATGGGGAATTCAAACATTGCTTTTCACAATTTGGTTCAGGATCACAACGGCCAAATGTTAAAACATATCTTTCCAGGCATGTATTATTCAACCCAATCAGTCTCATAGAAGAGGCAACCATACTCCAAGAAAAAGGTGTAAGCAAACCTTTAGATAAAATTTGGATTGATCCTGATACTCCTATTATCACACCTTTTCATGTATGGGCTAATCGAGCTAAAGAGATGCATCGTGGCAAAAATCGCCATGGATCTTGTGGTAAAGGCATTGGTGAGCTTGGTTCTGATCTTGTAAATAGTTCAGGAAGCGTAATTCGTGCTTGGGAACTTAACTATTGTGAAGACAAATTACACCGAATCCAAGAACATAGGCTCCAAGAATGTCGCTCCATGGGTGTTGACGTTACACCTTATCAAAGATTCTCTGACTCAAAAGAGCCAGCAAATCTTGCGAAAAATTATTCTAAAATTGCATCGGCTCTACAAATTGCAAAACCTACAATCGATGGCTCCGTTATTTTTGAGGGTGCTCAAGGAGTGCTTTTAGATGAATGGTATGGCTTCCATCCATATACAACTTGGTCTACAATTATCCCTACAAATGTAGCCGATGTGATCAATGAAAGTATACCTAGCCTCTATGGTAATGTAGAGATTATGGGGGTAGTAAGATCATATATGACAAGACATGGGGCTGGACCCTTGGTTACTGAAACAAAACCAGAAAATATCTTTCACCCACATGAAGTGAATTGTAGTAATAAATGGCAACAGCACTTCCGGTTCGGATGGCCTGATCTTGTCTTATGGAAATATGCTGTTATGGCCGCCAATTATGAAGCACCATTTCACTATCTTGCGGTTACACACCTTGATATTTTCCAGCATCAAGCTCTCCAAATTTGTGGAGGTTATAAGCAAAAAGATACCGGTGAGCAATACGGTATTTTACTTCCTGGTGAAGAACCAGACCTTGAAACTCAAGCACAATTAACAAAAGATCTTATGAATAATGTCGAACCGATCTATATTCATGATATCTTTGATGAAAATGATATGTGCTTTGCTCTTGAACAAGGCTTGAATATACCAGTGAAGTATAAATCATATGGCCCAGATTTTGGTGACAAAGTAATACTTGACATAAGCCTCTAAATTTGATATAATGGTACTACAATAAGAGAGCATTTAGGGTTAAATAACCTGATAGCTCTTGTAATGTTACAATTGACGGTCGGTAGACCACAGAGAAAAGGAGCAAGATCATGGAGCAAGGAGATTTAATCATTCGTCCCGCCGAGATTCCTTTAGCAGATTCATTTCGTGCGGAACAACTCAACGAGGCACTATTTATTCAATTGCCTGATACCGCGAAACGTGGACTTGTTTGTATTATTGACAAGTTTGGTGATTCGCCTACAGACGATTGCCGGGGATTCCGTATTCACAAGATCCCTGATGGTAAGAAAGTCGCCTTCGTTCGCCCCACACAAATTCCCGATATCGTATGGGAACGTGCCTTCCCCTTCGAGGGTCGCAACCTTACCCCACCAGAACAAGCCCAAGCTGCTTTGGCTGCTTTGGATCTTGCAACAGTTACAAAATTCCTCTCGACCTATACTTTGGAATGCCTACTTGAAGAAAAAGGTATTCAACGAGCACAATGCAAACTCGCACTAGAGACAAGCATCAAAGTGCAGGAAGCCTTTATCTTGTTAGAGAACGCCATTGATGAGGTATATGAGGGGACTGGTGACGCAGTATGCCTACTCTTGAAAAACAAACTCCATGGATGGAGGTCCGAATTCTTGGGTAAGTGCAAACTTGGATTGGAAAGGATCTTATAATGGCTACAATCTACGAACCAAAAGAAATGAGACAAGAACTGGGTCAGGCAATTACCGAAAAGAGTATGGTTGGGTTGGCATGGGTTCTCGTGAAACTTGTGCGCCATGGCCGTGTCCGCTGTCGGAATAACAAGGCGCTCAACAACTACATGAGTAAGGCATTCCCTGAACTGCGCTTCAATGAAATCCCTAAAGTCGTCGAATTCGGTCGGCGGAAAGGTGAGACATATATGGGTCTCCAGATCGTATCTCAAGATGGTGAGGCTGATGGCGATTAACTTTCAATCCGAGGTTATTGCTGTAATTGAACATGTACTCAGCCATTTCCAACTACGAAATGGTGGGTACTTAGAAGTTCATATAGACATTACCCCTCTTACGATCAATTACGAGTTTCATCACCCTCAAGGAATCGGTCGTTATTGGTTCTTTATTGAACAGCCACAAAGACCATCTTTTGGGAAGCTCTCGGTTATCTTCAAACGAGAAGAAGCACGTCATATGGCTACTGTAGCTGCACAAAAACTTAATTGCCCATTGTATGACCCCAATGACATGGAGGTTGAACTATGAAAACGCAAGTTATAGTACAAGCAATAGGGCGAGGAATTCCATTGGCAAAACAATTCCTCACCCGACAAGAGAGAACTGCATTTCTCATGGGCTTGGCTTGTGCTTGTGAGTACGAAGTTGGTGTGCCCGTAGAGCCTCTTCGCCAAGCCTGGGATCTTGTACAGGATGCATTGGAAATTGAAACAAGAATCGTCGAGCGTGATCTTGATGATTATGGGAGAATAAAGACATGACACTCAAAGAAGCAAAACAAGTAGCATATGGGCAAACGGTATACCATCTTCGCGCTAAGAATGCCGATGGTACACCAGTTCGAGGACGCGTTTGCTCGATCAAGCGGTGGAAACGCACACCTGATCGTATCCGAGTAGGATTGAAGATTGGGTGGAAAGATCATATGTATCTTACCAACGCAGACCTTGATTTCTGGCTTGTCCGTGAACAAGATGCATATCAAGAACAAATGTTTCACAATGTAAAAGGGCATTTGGAAATTGTGCCCCGATATATATTTACCACTAATCAGGTCAAACCTACCAAACATACTCGTAATATCGAGTATAGATTCAAGGTGCTTTTGATCTTGTGTCTTGAAAATTGTAACAAGTGCAACGCAGTCCACGAAAAAGAAATATTGGTACCAAGCGATGAGTTCCGAGCCGATAGCTTCCTTGGCAATATGCCTATGATTCGTGCAGCTATGGCTCGCATGAAACGCCATGCTCACAAGATCTTTGACAAACAGAATTGGGGCGACTTATATTCCGATGATACAGGTGAAGTAATCGGGATAAGGAGTCTCTAATATGCGTATTATTAAAGCTACAACACCGAGAAGAGCAGATGGTGTACAAGAAGGCCCACGTTACTTTGCTGGTTGGCCTGATCATCTTGACGGCGATATGTGTGATCTTCTATTATCTGACATTGTAAGATTTATGACGTAGTCTATGTCACCTGTCAATGCTTGTCAATTCAAAGAAGGTAAGGAATATGCGATTTACGCCTTACTTCAAACAGCATACCCAACTTGTAAGGTTGAGTACGTGGAGGAACCAAAATAATGGCGAAACGTGAATTCCTAATGCTTGCCCATGATTGTGACAAACAGGCACGAACATTCAAAAGCGAGACATGGTTCAAGTCCGAAAAACTCGATGGTATGCGGGCCTTTTGGGATGGCGGTGTCACGCGAGGGAAGATGCCTCGTTTTACCAAAGGCTTAGTTGCCACTGGTTTGTGGTCACGCTATGGTAAGATCATTTATGCACCTGCTTCATGGCTGAATAGCCTTCCGCCTGTACCTTTGGATGGTGAATTATGGCTTGGTCGCAACAGATTTCAAGAACTTGTTTCAATTGTGAAGAAACACAACCCTGATCCTGCTAAATGGGCAACCGTAGGATACAAATGCTTCGACATCCCCGGATTAGAGGATGTATGGGCACCAGGATTGATCAATAATCCGATTGTAACATTACCAATTTCTGAGGAACTACACGATCAAATGTTTGAATGGGCACATGCAGCCGGTGTTCCTTGGAGCAGCAGCCATCAGTTTGTTTGGACTCGTAAACGGTTACGTGATGAATATCCTGATTTATATCACCCACAAGACCATTGGGATGGTGATTGGGGCTACCTAGTTGACGATGAACTTGTAGAACTTACAAAACAAGGTGGTGAAGGTATTATGCTTCGGGCTGGAGGTTCTTGTTGGTCCCCGGAACGCTCTTGGGATTTACTCAAACTCAAGAAGATATTTGACAGTGAAGCCACGGTGCTTGGGTACACATTCGGTCGAGAAACTGATCGTGGTAGCAAACTCTTAGGTAAAATGGGAGCCATGACTGTTGAGTGGATTCACCCTAAGAAGCGTACAACTCACGTATTTGATCTCAGTGGATTCACAGATGAAGAACGTGAATTCGATGCTATGCACATGACTGAGTATGCTCGTGAACATCCAGGTGAAATTGCACCAGCTTGGATTATGAATAAGACGTTCCCTCGTGGTTCATCTGTTACATTTTGCTATCGTACAACTACCAAAGATGGTAAGCCGCGTGAGGCTAAGTTTTGGAGGAAATATGATCTGTCCTGATTGTAATCAAGAGATGATTACTGCCGATGGTTGTACTCAGGAAACACTTATCATAAATGGTTCCGATGTACGTCGTTGTGTCGAGTCCATTTTTGATGATTCAGAAACAGGACGTTGCCATGATTGTGGTAGATTAAATGATGGCAAACACTACCATCATTATGGTTGTGATGCAGAAAAATGCCCTTGTTGTGGTGGCCAGCTTCTAATGTGTGAGTGTACAGTCTTTACACGTCGTCGAGTGTTCCAAGGTGAGGAATTCAACTTTGGTTGCACAGATAATTGGCGTATTATCATGTGGGTACCACATCTTGTCGCAATCTTGTGGTATGAGATTTATAAGCAATCAACTTCGGATGGCTTGTTACCTATAGGCCGTTTCTTTGTACTACATTCACCTGATGATGATCCTGAACAAATTGGATTATTTCGTCAAGACAAAGAAGAGTATTTCCTCGTAAAAGGTACACATATTTTAGTTGACTAAGGAGGCGATATGTCTAAGGAGATCTTGCAAGGTTACAAGGCAGTTCGGGTTAATCTTACTAAAAGAAACCATATACCCAGTTGATGAATGGATCATTCCTGCTCCTGGTTGTGGGCCTTTTGCAGTTTGTCAAAAAAAACTTGAAGATGCAAGAGGCTTTGAAGTGAGTATGTGGGGTTATGGTTTTGATACTACAGTATATGCTTGTGAATATGGACGCTCAGAGCATCATATGTTATTCACACCACAAGGTAGAGATTATCGTCTTGAAAGACCCACAGTTGAGCGTCCCTTTGATGAATTCAAAAGACTTCGTGATGTAACAGACTTTGCATCAGCTATTCGATTGATTAAACGAGCTTAGGAGATATTATGCTTATTGCGTGGGCATGGACTATCGCTTGTGTCTACGGAGTGATCTCGGTGCCACCCTCCATGGTTCTCGAACCATGGTTTCGCGGGCCGTTGGCCCAATTGTTAACGCGTGTGGGGCACATGCCAAAGCCCTTGTACGGACATCCTCCGTAGCTTCACGCCACGGGGTGATTACTGTTCCAGGGTGAAGTAGGATCACCCGTGGTTTCTTAATTTTATAAAGGGTCGCCGGGTCCCATCATCCGGCGGCCCAATAACTGAAATTTGTAATTCCTACAAGCCGGTGGTTTTGGTTCTCTCCCACCGGCTTGTAGACTTACAAAAGAAAGGAGCTTGAGTATGTTAATTCGTGAGTATTTATGCAATAAAGCGGCTTTGCGATCATCACAATCGGTTGAAATTTGTCTTTGGACAGAAGAAGGTTTGGATAAACATGAAACACTCACAAACCTAGTTGCGCCGCTCCAACGATATTTCGGTACATACGATATCTGTTGTGGTGATACCCCTCGTGCCCGTGAAATGAGTCAAGATGAACCTCTTGAGCATCGTCGATTGTTTATGCGATGGGACGGTGTGTTTATCACGATTGTAAGCGTCAAATCTCTTGACGCCCAACAATTGAAAAATTTTTTCAAAGATTTGGATATTTGATTATGTGGATTGAACAAGTACTCTCAAATACCAATGTCAAAGGCTCTGGTGAAAATACGATTCAAGTGGAAATGACTACTCGGGGTCAATCCAATTTGGCTTTCATTGCAGAAATTACAAATGCTGCACTAAAGCATATTAGCCCACATTTGAAAGAGTTTGATGGGATTAAATCTGATCGCATACCTTATCGCCTTGATTTTATGTATCATAAGGTTAATGTTGTGGTTAAAAGCAATAAGCCTATACGGATTGTGAATCTAGCTGCTTTTCTACAGGAGCTATTATAATGCAGATCAAGAAAATGTGCTTCACGGATCATCAAGGTGTGGTTACATGGGGTTTCGTTGCATATGATTCTTATGGTAAGACCTTCAATGATACAATGGCGAAATCCGATACTTTCCTCAAGCCATACCTTTTTATGGACAAAGTGATTGCGCTTAGTGCCGACTGTACAGAGCTTAAAGACATGCTTGAGGCTGCCATTGTAAAAGGTACAATACTTTTCGATGGTGAGGTTCTTGAAATGGCTCCCTTTATCGAGAAAGTACGTGACTTGACACAAGAGTAAGAATGTGTTATAATAGTATTCTATTTAAGGTCGGCAGGGTTCTGCTCCGAAAAGATGGTCTTTTCGACCCCTGCTGACCTTGTAATATTACAATTTTTCTGAGCTGGAGTTTTAGACCATGATTGTATGGTTACGGGACAAAAGTCACATATCTACATGATCGTTCCCGCGATTGTGGCTCTGGCTAGGACAGGTCGGCTACAGACTCACCTTTCGAGCGCGTGATCGGAATGCCCGTCAAGCAAGTACTTAGTGTTGATAGATGTGGTTATTACTGGCCCATCGAAGGCGCTCCTTGCTGGCCTGTTTGAGGTTGCCGGTGTCCGTTATGACCATGGCCATCGGCAACCTTGTAAAATTACAACTTAGGAGACAGAGACATGAGAAAGATGCACATACCGCCATACAAGGATTGGGTTAAGTATCCAGATATGGATTGCCCAAAATCCGGGTTGAGTTGTTTCGAGCTTAGCGAACTCATATTTGGTCATTTCAGGAACTTCCGCTCAACACACTACAACGGATACTCAATAGACGTGGCTTACCACATGGGCCTATTCGATGAAGGTGTGTTTTCGATGGCTTTCGAGTGTGCCGAAGAAAAGTTACGTGGGCAAGTAGCCCGCGAAAAATGGTGTTTTGGTTAATAAGGAGAACGAGACATGTTTGTACGAATCGAACAAGATGATAATTGGGCGGTATGCTATGGGCGTCGGTCCCGCGATCAAAAGTGGAGTAATGCCAAACGATCTGCTGGTTCGATATTGAAGCGGTGGCCTTGTAGGTCTTACAAGCCGGAAATGGCGGAACGTTTTGCACGGCGTCAAGGGCACATACTTGAAAGGAATGTAGGGTAATGTGGCACGGATATTTCAGTCAACAATCAAAAGATGCTGGATGGCCTACATTCTTTTGGCTTAACGATTATGATCATGAAGTTGAAATTTCGTATGTGACAAATGGCCTATCTTATGAGCACTCTTGGGCTGATACGGAATATCGTGGTCGTCTCAAGAAATTTAGCCGTATTGGACAAGCATCACAAGCACCAGAGTTAATTACTGCTGGACAAGTAGTTGACTTAATAAGGAGAGGAAAAAGATGAGTGCCCCATATAAGATCACCCGTATAGGTGACTTGAATGAGTGGTATGTCACGTCATCTGAGGGAAATCAATATCGTATCGTCGAGAAACGTGGTGGTGGCCTCCGTTGCTCTTGTCCCGGTTACAAATATCGTCAGGATTGTCGGCATATTCGGATGGATCTTGATTATACTCCACCCAAACGCTTTCCACGCTCCACGATTGCATCGCTTGGTCCAGCGCTATTAGGTATCTTGGTTCAAGGAGAACGCAAGGCCGAAATTGTAGGGTCATTCCGTCGTGGTAAATCCGATTCTAAAGACATTGACATTATCGTCCAAGCCCCATTGGATTGGTGGACCCACAAATTTCTTGTAAGATTACAAGTACACTCGAATATTGTTATTCAGTCGCAAGGCGAGATTCAGGTCCGGGGTGTATATAACGGCGTACCATTTGACGTGAGCCGTGTGGATGATGAAGACGATTGGATCTGGTATCTATTGTATCGTACCGGCTCCAAAGACACCAATATCATGATGAGAAAACATGCTCGTGATCTCGGTTGGAAGATGAATGAACACGGATTGTTCCATGCCGATGGATCGCGTGAACCATTTTGGCCTGATACCGAAGAAAAAGTGTTCGCAAAACTTGGTATCGCATATCTGACCCCGGAGGAACGTTAACATGGACGAATGGAAAGTAGTAGGACATGATAACGGTAGATTTTGGTCAATTGCTGCGGGGCGAGAATATATGTTTAGTAGATTAGACTACCGTCCACACAGCCAAAATTGGCTTAATGGTGCATGTATCACAGGGCAACCTACCGAATACTTTTTCAACAAGCTAACGGAACCTCATGAGGATTGTGGTCCCTTGACAGTGTTACAAAATCCTTGGACTGCATTTCTTTTAGCTGACAGTCTTAATGGGCTTATTTATCGTTGGTGGTGTACAATCATTGCCACTCAAGAACGTATTATGCTTCGATCCTTTCGTAGCTTTCTTCAACGTGTGGAGTATAAAGACATTGTTTTTGATCGTATGAACAATGATAAAAATCTAACGTTCGCTGATGCCGTTCGTTCAGAATTCGGTTTGGTGGCTCCCGATGAAAGGCCATAGTAAAGGATATAAAATTGTAAGATTACAAGTTGACGACGATGGAACACTCTACTGGTACTCCATGGCCGCTGGTTATACAACTGATCACTATGGTCTACGGCTTAATTTAATCTGTATGACTGGTCATAAAACCGAGTATCTTGTTGGTGAGCCTACACGACCTATGCGTAATTGTGGCCCTTTATCGGTGATTGACTGGTGTCATCATTGGTCAGCCTTCAATTTACGTAATAGTGGTTTTATTTTCAAAGTCGAGTATTTACCATGTAATAAGTATCACCATCTTTGGTCCCCATATGGCGTGGATTATCGAAACCATAATATACATTATCCTGGTACTACTTATGCTAATGAAGTGATCTTACTTCCACCGAAACCGATTGTAGATCTACGAGAGTTTTGTTCCGAGTGTGGTCTGCGTTGGAATAGTTCTACTCTTTGTCAAAGTTTCGATTGTTCATACATTCATTTCTGTACAAGCTGTCACAATTGCTCTAACATAGACATATATGGAGGTTATGCCAATGATCCAGCAGTTCAGCGGTGTCTTTCGCGTGCAAGTTGAGTTAGATATCGACGACGAAAACTTGTAAGCGGCGATCAAAACACTTCTTGAAGAAGTGGCTTTCGAGGTTGGTTGCCAAGAGCTTGTCCAATTCGGCGATATCAAGTTCGAGATCACTGATTCCTCTGTTTTTTTTCGATGATTGACAGAAAGGCATAAGTATGTTATAATAGTACTGTCGTTGGTGAGGAAGGAGCCCCACTTACTACAGTTAACTAATTGTAAGATTACAAGGAGATTGAGGCATGGCAAAAACAATGCTTTCTATGTAAAGGAAATGGATACGATCAGTCATTATTACCCTGTATCGAATGCGAGGGTACTGGCGTTGAATGGCCTAATGGCTACCAAATCATTGGTTACATCGAGACTTACGAGTATGATTTCGAGGATCAGAGTGAAGATTTACGCGAAAGTGTGCGACTCCCTTCGCGTATAATGGGATTAAAAGAAGCCATGGCGATGGTAGAGGAACTTAATACCCTTGCGCGTGGTGGTTCCCACGAAATGCTTGATTGGGAATTCCAGTTCTATCCGAAAAGAGTCGCTGCATAGCTCCTTGCACGCTCCGGCGTGTTATGGCCCGTCAGGTATACATGTCTCCCTGGCGGGCCATTGCCATTTCTTTTAATTCAGAAAGGATTGTATTATGTTTTTGAAGATCACCGAACACTACTCTTTATTTGATGGCCTAAATCCTGATTTTATTGAACCTATGGATATTATGGGTGTTCATGCTAGGCTTATTGCCGTATTGATGTATCTTGCCCATATCCTACCAACTGAGATTATTGAGGTCGGTGTCTCCATGCATAAGCGACATGCCTGTGTTTTTTGATCCTACTACGAAAAAGTGGATCGAACTAATCGGTGTGTTCTTCCAGGAGGACTTGCAATGTTACAATTAACCATCAATCAGAACTTCATGAGAACAGGGCCAATCATCATCGATAAGCCCGGTAAAGGTCTGCCGAAAATTGCACAAACGTGCATCGCTGCTTTACTTGATTGGCAGCATCACCCACCTACTGCTTACCATGATATTATTGTCCATGATCGTATCATTGGCATGTGTGTGAGTGATAATGGTGTATACTATATCCCACTATACGGGATCACCCTTATTGATAACTTGACATAAGGGCCAAAATATGGTATAATATATGTATAGAAAGTAAGGAAAGGAGCCTTACTGATTTGGTTCGATTGTAAGATTACAAGGAGATTGAGACATGGACATTAAGATGTTGCAGAAACTACATTATCTGATTCACGAAGGGCGTATCGAAGATGCCGAAGCACTGATCGCCAAGGAGCTGGCATGGCGCGCTGATCGGCAACTCGAACGGATATACGACCAAGTATGCGAGGCATTTTCCTTCGCGAGTGAGACGCAGCGCAAACGGTTCATCAATGACATAACGGGTAGCCACAAAAACATCAATGGGTTCGTCTACCCGACACGTGTCTATCGGGAGATCAGCGAAGAAATTGGACCAAAAGGACCATGGACCTTGCAACAATTGCAAGCCATCTTCCGAGACGAGGGTGTCACGGACGCTGATCTCGATACCTATAAGGGCTCCACAATCCCGCTCGACAGCATCCGTGACGAATTGGGGATATAGCTATGGATGAGCAACGCAAAAAACAAAACGATGCCTTGCGACGGGCATTTCACTCAAAACCCGGTCAAAATGATGTCGCAGCGGTTGCGGCGTTCGAGGCACGAGGGATTGAAGGTGTGATCCCACGGCTCAATGTATTTACGTTCGCTGCGTGGAAGGCTTGCGGACGTTCGGTGATGGGTGGTCAGAAAGCCGTTCACGTCCCGATTGTAAAGACTGCAACGTATGATGATAAAGATACCAGCGAAGAGAAGGTACGGAAGTACAGTGGCACAGCCTATCTGTTCCATCTAAGCCAAACCGATGAAGATCCATTGTGGGAGCCAGACGTTGCAATCCCCGAAGCCCACGCGATCCGTAAGGCGCTCGGGTTGCCAAGTCAGGAGGTATCGAAATGATCGACTTCAAAGTACACGGAATCTACAAGGTAGCTGTCAAAGTACGGGCAGCCACGCCCCAAGATGCGATTGGAATAGCCGTGGAATGTATGGATCTCGCGGGAAAATGGGAGTGTAAAGAGTTCGGAATGGACGCTCGCGGAGACCATTTCTGCGTGGCTCAGCGAGTCGAGAAACACAGTTTGTTCGGCAACGACCCCATTATTCCTTGCAATTGTTGCAAGATCCGAGAGAATTGTCCTGGAACCAATGAAGAAGCCATCATATTCTGTACATCCAATGCGGCTACTTTTCGTTGCTTCCAAAAGGACGGAACCCACGCGAGCGAAAACATGCTTATCAAGATCATTGGGGCCATGGTTCAGCGTAAAATGGATGCAAGTCTCACGCTTGACGATATCGAAAGGATGTTTTGGTCATGATACTTATGGTTGATAGGTTCTCTTGGGTTGAAGAACGTGTGTGTACGCTTTGGAGGTATCAGCGATTGTATCGGTTACAAATTCATGTTAGCCAATGGCGTGAACGGTGATACCTTTGGATGAATTGTGATATTACAAGAACCAGTGTCGAACAGGCTTTGAGGATGGTACCATGATACCTTGTACATTATGTCGTGATCGCGGGGAAAGTTGTCATCAGGGATTGATTAAAGAAGGGTTGTATGAATATATGGTGTTTATATACTTATTCTCATGTTTCCTGGCAACTGGTAGCAAAAAGAGCCGAGCATAGGGGTTATCAAGAACGCGGACCCTACGGAACAGAGGTTGGTGCGCTTTTTGGAGAGAAATTATGAAACAGTTGAAATGGACATATTGGATTGATTGGGCCTTGATCGCATTACTCTTTGTGTTGATTGGCTTAGCTTCTTGAACGATTTGCTGGACTCTGGTGATTCACGGTATTGTCGTGTCAGGGCATGACCGTATTTGAGGCTTATGGGGTCACGTATGGTTGGTGCAACTGTTTCATTTGGTTCATTGGTGCGACGAAAAGTGTTTCATCTGGTCCATTGGTATCATTGGTACAATCGGTCCTTTGAAATACTTTTGCTTCTTGTAATGGGTATAATGAAACAGTATTCACGATCAGATATGTATAAAATACGGTCCGATGTGGCTGAGAACGATTGTACGTGAAAATACTCATTTGAGGGTTTAAATATTGCTATTTGTACGATTGTACAGGTAATTGTGTCTACGTTAACCGTCTAGCGTTTCGATATGGCCAATTGTGATTGTAACCACAGATTGAAGATTGATCGAGCCGGACGTACCGCGCTACGCACCGCAGCCAGGCCGGTTCCCGGAAGCCCAATTCGGTATCGCGTGATCGGGCGAATATCGAATCCTTGCTTTTATGGCTTTTCGCATGTTTCAAAATGAGACAATCCCTTGTAACCTTACAACAAAATGACCCGCGTGAAATTCCCCACCTCTTGCGTGAAAATCCCCAGTCATAAGTCCTTTATTAACAACCACTTATGACTTGGGTGCGTGAAATTCCCCACTTGGCCTATCAAGTCTACTATTTATTTTCCGTAAATAATGACAGAAAACAATAAAGCACATGGTTAATACTTGACATAATACGTGCGAAATGTTATAATAGTGCTAATAGATAAAGTTGGCATGATATTTGCTACTATGTAGGCGACATTTGAACCGCCCCCAACGAACCGGAGAAAAATCTTGCAATACTTACAAGAACAGATAGACGCAGCATTGGACGCCGTACACAAGACCGCTAATAGGTCCGCACACAAGGCAGCGAATGACGCACACGCCAGAATGGTCCGAACCAATGACCCAGACGAACGCCACGAAGCAGAACGCGAATTATCTCGGGCCAACACCAAGGCCAGAGGAATCGCCATCTTGCGACGCATGGCCTCAAGACACGCTATCCCTCGGCATGTTGCCGAGTGAAGCTATATAGGTGAGGGGAATCAGCCCCGAACCGAACGCCTGTTAAGGCAAGGAAAAGTATGAACATGAATGAAAAAAAGAACACGCCCGAAACCACACTAACAACTGTAGAGACAACCGCCTTGACCATGGCCGAAACAGACACCGCCATGATTTTTGAAGGTGCAGTCAATGTCGCACTGCTTGACAAAACGCAAGCGGAGAAAGACGCCCAAGCACGCCGTTACGCGGAAGACTACATGCAAGGCGTCGCACAGAACGAAGCGACGTCCTGGAATGTACTTATGCTAGCCGTTGACAAGAGACAGCAGCAGGACACCGCAAGCAAGGATACGGTTCAGAGTCACCTGATCGCTGCCCTGAATACGGATCGCAACTGCCTCAAGTACGGGGTTGAGAAAATCGACGCAACCGCCCTATCAGGAAGCCTGATCCCCGGCATTCGACAAGTGTACGACGCGGCACGCACAATGGACCGCGCCATCGCGCTCGGCATCACGGTTGATCGCGAGTATTGGACAAAAGATGCGCACGCCAAACGCTACGTATGGTTGGACGCGGTTGACGCGCTCATAGGCAGCATCAAGGCCCACAATCGCAACGCAACCAAGAATCTTGGAGGCGTCGGCATTATCAAGTTGACCGAGGGCGAGTCAAAACTTTCGGATCTCTTGGCCGAAATGCGCTTGAAATTTTCGACAGGTAACGACGCAAAGTTGAAAGTATCAGATTTTATGCGTGAACGGTTCGCACTTCCCGCCCCGCCCGCAGCCGAAGAAGAAGCGCCCAAGGCCGAAGAAGCGCCCAAGGCCGACGAAGAAGAAGACAACACACCGCCAGCAGCCCCGCCACAAAATCGTGCAGCCCGCTTGCGAGTTGGCGAGGAATTGCAAGCCGCTCAAGACGCCGTTTTTAATGCAATCCACTATGCCATCGGCCACACGTTGAACCCGCAAGCAGAGATCGACCTTGCAACCGCCCTTATCGAATGCGCCCGACACCATAACGGCGAAAAAATGACCGCGTTTGACTTCTTGACGAACGCACGCGAACAGATCCCAGCTTTGAGACGACCAAATGTTACTAGCCTTGCCAGCGCCGAAGATATCGAAGCCCAGGAGGCAGACATCGCCGCACGTGCAGCTGAAGCTATGGCCGCGAATGATTCCCCGAAGACAATTACCCCCGCCGAGGCAGGAAAGAAATTGAAAGGCCGAGGCAAAGGAAGCCGCACGACCGCTCCCAAATCCGAGAAATAGTCCCTGATCTTGTAAGATTACAAGCCCCGAATGTATCTCCCGGATGCATTCGGGGTTTTGCCGTGCTTAGTCATAATAGGCCGGTGACTTGCAATGTTACAATGCGAATCACCTATTATTAAGAATTGATTACAGGGAGGGTTATTTTAGAATCCGAAATTGAGCACTAGGATTCGCGGATTGAATAATAGTGGTAAGTGTCAGACCTGGGAGGGTTTCTCCGGCCACATAAATTCGCATTTTCAATCAATTTGGCGTGGCTCCTAAATACCGTACTTCTCAACAGCATCCATCGGTAAAATAAGCCATTTCGACGTGATCGTACTACAAAAGCCATAAGTCTCAAAATGATCTTGTCAAGTACCTTGATCTTAGAAGCACTATCAAATCACAGCAAAACACACTATCAAATCATGATCGTATAATACAGGTGTTTCATTTTGAAACAGTTCTACTACTTACTACTACAATTCATTTTAGGGTTTGTACCCCTAATAGAAAATCTGAAATAGGGCTTAGGGGTAATAACCTCAAAATGAATTGTAGTAGTAAGTAGTAGACCATTTACCATTGTTAACGTAGAAATGTCATGGTAAAAATAATATACCATATGATCTCGACGTTAACAATGATCAAAATAACTGCTATAATAAAATGTAGGAAGAAAGGAAATTGTCTGTGCAACAAGATCACAAATATACGCCTGTAAGGTGCAAAGAGAATGACCCAAATCGGTGTCAAGGCTCAACTGAAAATGGCCAATGCCCATTTCTCGCTGTACCACCGACCCAATATTGTCCGATCCATGGGAATCATTCGGTGCGTAAGAACAATGACGAAACGCTCTATCAGTTTTCGCGTACCGAAGTTCTACACCGCCTTGAAGCATTCCGATCACATCCCGATTCGATGAAATTAACAACTGAGTTAGGTGTGCTCCGTATGACTTTGGAAACATTGATTAATAAGTGCACGGATAATTTCGAGCTAGTTACCAATAGCGCCGCGATCAGTAATTTGATCTCAAGTATCGATAAGACTTTGACAAGTAACATGAAGCTCGAAAAGCATATGAATGATCTATTATCGCTTGGTCAGGTAATTGCCATGGCTCAAGCGTTTTTCAATGTGGTGATACAGTACGTCAAGGACCCCGATGCGATAGAGCAAATCGCACAACAGTTCGAGACGATCATGCAAAATCCATCGGAAGAGGAGAGTTAAGCTAATGCGTAATTTGGTACTTTTTGTAATTGGATTCATCGGTTGTTTGTGTCTTTTGAGCTATGGACCGGTCGAAGCACAGGATGATCAAGCCCAAATCAAGGAGCGATATTTCACTGGCACAGGGGATATTGCCGTGGAAATACCTTGCGAAACAATTCGCGGCCTTCAAAGAACTACGATGTTTCATTATGCATTGGTGTCATTCCCGAATGATGATGGAGCTAATGACGTTGATCTTGTGCTGATTCCGTCGCGTGGGGAAGACTGGGGTGGGGTTTTATTGACATATGCAGCTGACGCAAGTAGCGTCGGTGTTATATTGGATTATGAACTCACAATTTATCCTCAAGGTAAGTTAAAGGTCGAGTGGAGTAACCCAGGTGCAATTACCTGGCGGATGGTTGTGGTGACAAGGGCTTTGAACTATTAATGTCATTTATCAGTTATTTGAATGGCTCACCTGCCATTAAAAAGCAGGTCGAAGATGCCAAGGAAACGATGAAAGAACTGGAAGGTAAGGTTCATGATAACAGTACCCAGGTCAGGGTTCTCAAACCAAAAGCTGCAAGCAGCCTTCATAGCGACCATAGCTGAGGGTTTGCACGCTTCTTTGGCGTCGGACGGTGATAAATGGGCACTCCGTTACCGGGTAATGGGTTCACCTTTCGCTGGACCTTTTTCGTTCGATCATCATCCTTGGACTCGCGATATGCATAAGTCAAAGGCTGCTAAAAATGTTGGTAAAAAAGCCGCTCAAATGGGTTATTCGGAAACGATGCTTAACGTAACGTTTCATGCGCTCGATCAAATGCACCAAGATGTATTGTACGTTTTACCAAATACCAAGCCAGATGCGACCGACTTTTCGGCTGCTCGGTTTGATACGGCTCTCGAAGCCTCCAAATATATCGCGCGTATGTTCAGTAATGTAAAGAACGTGGGACATAAGCGCGCGGGAATGAATAACTTATATATTCGCGGATCGAGGTCAAGATCAGCAATGAAATCAATCCCCGCAGGGGTTGTTATTCTTGACGAATTTGAAGAATTTGCGGAAGGCGTGCTCCCTTTAGTTACGGAGCGTATGAGCGGCCAACTTTTGACTATGTTATGGCTGATTTCGACGCCGATGGTGCCTAATGCTGGTATAGATAAGGAGTATAATCTTTCGGACCAACGGCATTTCATGTTCAAATGCCCGCGTTGTAGTCGTTCTACGGAGCTGATTTTTCCGGATTGCTTGGTTGTAACAGCCGAGTCTATTACTGATCCGAAGATCAAAGGCTCGCATTTGATTTGCAAGGAATGCAAAGGGATGCTTGAGCATAAAGAAAAAGTTGAATTTTTGCGTGATGGTTGGTGGGAGCCGATGAATTCTGACAGTGAGATTGCAGGATTCTACATTAATCAGCTGTATTCCATGGCAAAAGCAGGTCAGCCCGTTGAATTAGCCATGGCTTATTTGAAAAGTCTGATTGATGCTGCTGATGAGCAAGAGTTTTGGAACTCGAAAATGGGTATGGCCCATATTGTAGCTAATGCAGCCGTGACCGACGAGCACATTAATGGTGCTTTACGTGACTATGTAATGGGTGATCCACGTTATGTGAATCAAGATTATATCACGACAATGGGTATTGATGTCGGTGGTGATTGCCACTATGAAATTGTACAGTACATGATTAATAAGGCTGTACCATCGACTGACATTAATTTCATGGCTAAGGCTAGAGTACTAAAGGTAGGTAAGATCAAGGAGTTTGAAGATGCAATACCTCTGATTATACACTACAAACCAGCCAAAATCGTGATTGATGACATGCCAGATACCCGCGCGGCACTCAAATTTGCGCGTCAATTCCCGCAGGGCTTAGTTTCGTTATGTCACTATGGGCAGAATGCAAATGCCCGAGAAATTTTGGATTATGGTGAACGTATTACGGTTAATCGTACTGTGTGGTTAGATCAGTCACTTGGAAGGTTCATAAATGGTTCAATTTATATCCCAAAGGACATTCCACAGGAGTATAAAAATCATGTTAAAGCGTTGGTACGTGTGTATGCAAAGGATGCAAAGGGTGAAACACAGAGCTTTTACAAGGCTGCTGGTCGCGATCATTTTGGCCACGCTCGAAATTATGCAGAAATTGCGCTCCCGTTGGCGTTCAAACGCGGGACCGCGATCATCAATATGACAGAAAAAGTGGTGTAATAACTAAGAAAAGGAGAATGAAAATGGGACGTAGAGGCGGATCAGCCGAGACCTTCAAGGAAGCGGCATCACGAATTCAAGCAGTCGAACTGCAAAACAAAGCACCGAAACCTGTAACAGCACCGATGTCAGCCGAGATCAATCGGGATGAGGGCAATAATATCAAGGAATCCGAGAAGACCGACGGACAAAACGATATCCCCGATATGTGCCCCGATGTGGCACGACAGAAGCGGATCGAAGAGTTACGTCAACAAAAACTGGCGGAACGAGCAGCCGCCGAAGACGGTGAGGATGACGAGGACGAATAATGGCTGATCAGCAACTCAAAGATAGTGTGATCTTATCTCGACACCCTTCTTACAACGATATTGAGTATCGGAAGTTTCGATTGGTGAAGAAAGGCGGTCGTACGTTCATCGAGAATTATCTCAAGAAGCATGAACGAGAAGATCCTACGGTTTTTGCGACCCGCAAAAGCATCACATATAATCCTGGGTTTGCAAAAGAGGCAGTTCTTGAAGTTGTACATGCCCTATTCTTGAGAATGCATGATGTATCGCGTGAAGGTGGTTCCAAGACTTACTTGACATGTGCAAAAGGTGAAGAAGGTGGGATTGACGGTGAAGGCAGCTCGATGACAAGTTTCATGGGTCGTAAGATCCTTGAAGAGTTGTTATTTATGGGTCGAGTAGGTGTATTTATTGATAATGCACCGATCAAAGGGCCAACTAGAGCAGATGTACAAGGACATCCTTATTGTTATATTTACAAAGCAGAGGACATTTTGAACTGGGCTGTTGATCCTAATAGGCCAGAATATTATACTGCATTGTTGCTTCGTGACACATACCCGGAAGTTGATGCCAATGGATTACCAAAAGATGTAAAACCACGGTATCGTCTTTATAAGAAGGTTGAAGATGGGGTTCAAGTTACAATATATGATGAAGCAGGTGTTGAGAAAAATGTCTTTGATGGGCCAAACGGTACAAAAGTTTCAACAAAACGTTTGAATTTGAAACATATCCCGTTTTACATGGCAGATATCGATGAGAGCTTGCTGCAAGATGCAGCAGATTACCAGATAGCACATTTGAATCTTGCAAGTTCAGATGTTTGGTATACATGGGCAGCTAATTTTATTATATACGTTGAACAATACGATCCATTTGAACAACAATTCTTAAAGAAGCGGCCAGAGCAAGCCAATGATTTTGAGCCACCTCCAGGCTTTGAAGGAACTCTCACAACAGAGGATGAAGTCATTGCAGAAACGCAAGTACAGTCCGTATTTCAAGCACAAGAGCCACGTAGACCGCAGAATGATGCCGCCGAAATTACTGTCGGCCCTTCGACGGGCCGTCGCTACCCAAAAGGCACGGAGAGACCCGCATTCATTCACCCGTCTTCGGAACCTCTCCGTGCCTCAATTGAGAAAGAAGAACAGCTCAAGTTCGAGATTCGACAATTGGTGCATTTGGCGATATCAAATATGCAAGCAAAAATGGCTTCGGCAGAATCTAAGGCAAAAGATAATGAAGGGCTAGAAGCAGGATTAGCTTTTATTGGCCTGGAGCTATATACCGCAGAGTTATTTGTGGTACGTGCATGGCACGAATATGAAGGTAAGCAGGATCTAACGAAAGTTGATTATCCTGAAGAGTATAGTTTGAAAACTGACGATGAACGGCGCAAAGATGCAGAAGAGATGCGGAAATTGCAGACAGCCGTTACATCAAGATCATTTCAGAAAAAAGTACAAAAGGACATTGTTCGTATTCTTTATGGATCAAAACTCCCAATCAAAGATCTTGATAAGTTTGATAAAGAAATTGATCAAGCCAAAGCACCAACAGCAGACCCCGAAATTCTTCAAAAAGATCATGAAGCAGGTTTTGTAAGTGATTCAACAGCCAGTCAAGCACGAGGATATGAACCAGGAGAAGCAGCAAAGGCATCCATAGATCATGCGAATCGATTAGCAAGGATCAAAGCAGCACAAAGCTCAGGACCTGATAATGCAGCAGCGCGTGGTGTACCAGACGAAGGAAGTACACCAGGAAAAGACGCAAAAGACGAGAAAAATACAAGCCAAGATCCTTATCTTGATAAGGGAGGACGTGGCAAAGCAAAGCCAGATAATTATCAACCGGAGGGTTCAGACGATGGCTAATTCATATTGTCTTCCGAGTGATGGTGATTATTATTTCCAGGGACGGTTATTTACGGAAGCCTGGGACGCTGCATCAGCTGATCGTAAAGAAGCAGCCATGCAACATGCAACCAAGATCATTGAAACATTAAGTTTTCGAGGATTGAAAGCAATATCAGATCAAGTATTAAGTTGGCCAAGAGTATTGACACAGGGTAGCGATCCAGTGACACCACAAGAAATTCGTGATGCTTGTTGCGAAATTGCATTAGCTCTTTTATCAGGGATTAACCCTGAAAACGAGTTCCGTAATGTTAGTAAAACATCACAAGATTATGGTTCCTTAAAATCATCTAAGGATACTAATTTAGTAGATCCACACTTTGCAAATGGAGTTCCGTCAATAACTGCATGGAACCTGTTATCCCCTTACCTCACGGATACTAAGCAAGGTGTAATGTTTCGAGGTAACTAACGACTCCCGAAGGAGGTAATATGTTTATAAATGCTCTGACACGTCGAAATCACATGAGACACATGCTTTTTATGGATGATGGGAATACCGGCGGCTCCGGCGGCTCAGGTGATCCCGGAACCGGTGATCCTGGTACAGGTGATCAAAAAGGAGGTGGAACCGGAGGTGGTGGCGACGACAAAACCGTATCACAAGAGATTATGAACCAGAAGATGTCTGAGCTTCGAGCAGAATCGAAAAAGAAAGAAGAAGCTTTGATGAAGAAGTTCACAGACATTCAAAATCGGTTGAATCTCAGTGAGAAAGAGAAAGAAGAGATAGCCCAATCGCTTGAGGAAACTCGGACGGCTGGCATGACACAGCAACAAAAACTTGAACATGAGCTTGATAAGACAAAGAAGAAATTGGCCGAAGAAACAGGGAAATTGACCGATGAAGCTGGTACATGGAAACAACGTTTTGAAGATCAACAGGTTACTGTGCAGATTCAATCAGCTGTCAGCGAAAACAAAGGTATTGATTCTGAACATTTCCAAGCATTGATGCGCATGTGGGGCGTCAAAGTCAAGGAAATGGTTGATGAAGATAAGCCAACGGGACAATATGAAGTACGTGTATCGTTCCCGGACGTGGATGCAAAGACCAAGAAACCGGTCACTTTGGATCTTACGGTTGGTGAAGCCGTGAAGCGTATGACAGAAATGGATAAGCATAAGAACCTTTTCCGTCACTCTCAAAGCGATGGTACTGGCCTTTTTAATGACGGGCAAGGTCCGGTAGACAAAGGAGAGCTACCTGATTTCTCAAAAATGACAGCAGAAGAATATGGTGCGTGGGCAGAAAAGAATCCTGCGCTCATAGGAGGTTAGTAAGTTATGGCGAACGACATTAATGCATTGATTCCAGAATGGTGGGCCTTTGAGAGCCTGCGCATTTTGAATGCAAATCTTGTGATCGCGAATCTTGTGAATCGCGACTATGACGGCTTCTTCGCCCGTGGCGGGGATGTAGTCAATATTAATCGGACCGGTACGTTCGAGTCCAAGCGGAAACAAAAGGGTAGCCCGATTGTCATTCAGGATGCAATCGTCGAAGGCGATACGGTCAAGCTCAATCAGCACCTACACGTGTCTTTTGAGCTGGATGATCGTGATATTCAGTCGGCATTCCCGGAACTCCGCGAACGTTTCATGGTTCCGGCAGCCCGCGCAATCGCGGAAGGCATCGATTTGATCCTGATGGGTGAAGCATACAATTTCCTCGGCACGACCGCCGGGGCGATTGGTACGCCCGTCGGTGATGCGGCTCTGCGTGATTTGAATGAGAAGTTCACGCGCAACTTCATTCCTCGCGACGAACGCAAGCTCATCATTGGGCCGTCGACCGAGAATGACATGCTTGGCATCGATGTATTCAACGACACCGCGTCGCGCTCCAATGATCCTGTCTTGAATGGTTGGATCGGTCGCGCTCGTAGTTTCGATGTGTACGTCGCAAATCAGGCTTCGGAAGTGGCAGCTCCCGGTATCTTGACGGATGCCACCGAGTTCACCGTTACCGCTGCACAATCCAAGGGCGCGACCAGTTTGGCCTTGTCCACGGGTGGTACAGATGACATCTCCGTCGGATCGTTTGTGACCATCGCAGGCGATGCGCATCCGCAATTGGTGACAGGTGTTACCGGTGCGGCCCCGACGACCGACATCGAGATTTGGCCGGGGTTGCAGAGCGCAACCGAAGCAGGTGCCGTTGTTACCACGATCACGTCCTATTTGACAGGTAATGCCTCGACGTTACCGGTCAATTACTCCGGCGATATCGCAATTGCTGGTGTGACGGGCCTGACAGCCCTCAAGATTGGCCAAGGTGTGTACCTCGCAGGTAATATGTATATGATTACCGGCCTTACGGATGATGGCGCAAACATCACGGCGATCACGTTGAACCGCCCGTTGGATGCCGCCGTTGTAACCGGTTCGGTCCTTGGTCCGTGTCCTCCGGCCAATTACAATCTGGGAATGATTAAGGATGCGCTTACCTTGGTCAATCGTCCGATGCGTCCCGCCGATCAGGGTTCTGGCGTGAATTCGGCTCTCGCAGCCGCAGGCAACATTGCGCTGCGTGTCACCATCGGCTATAACATGAGCATTATGAAGTACGTCATCACGCTTGACACGCTTTGTGGTGTGAAGACCCTCAATCAAGACATGGGCGGCGTTTTGATCGCGTAAAGGAGGTGCATCGTGAAGAAATGGTTTGTAGTATTAATGTTAGGTTTGATGGTCGCAGGACCAGCTTTTGCTCAGGCTCTTGCGGTCGCTACAAACCCTACAAGCGGCACCTACGCGTATGCTGATGGTGGGTCGTTCACCTTTGATGCAACTGCATCTGGTGGAACGGCCCCGTACACCTATAAGTGGGCGAAGGATGGCACCGCAAACTATATAAGCGGTGCCACCACGTCCATTTTAACGATTGATCCTCTTGATACCGATGATGCTGGTACATATTATGCAGAAGTAACAGATGATGTTTCAGCGGTAATTACATCTGATCCTATTGAGGCTCAGATTATGACGCTGGCTACGACTCCTGCAAGTGGAACACACGATTACCAGGCAGGATCATCTTTTACCTTTAGTGTAGTAGCAACGGATGGTATTACACCTTACACATATCAGTGGATGAAAGATGGGACAGCAACCGCAATTGCAGGAGCAACAACTTCTGTATTGACGATCGACCCGTTGGATGCTGCTGATGCAGGCACTTATTACGTCAATGTGGAAGATGACGTAAGTGCCGTACTCTTGTCAGATCCAATTGTAGCTACCATTTCAATGACTGCGACTATTGCGGCAGATGAAGTCACACCAGTAGGCATGACGTTGGATAGTGGAACGACAACGATATATGAGACTACGACATATGAGATCACCGATGCAACGACCAATACATTTTTGTATGTAAGTGTAACGGGCGATGCGATCAAGTTGAGTTTTGTATGGAATCAATCGAGTCGGGTTACAAAGAAGATTTGGTTTGCAAACTATCAGATACCTGTAGCAGCCGGTGATTGGATCTTGGGGCCATTTCCTAAGGATATGCTTGATGCGGATAAGAGCATCAAGTTCACCAAGACCTCATCCGGCACGGACACCACTGTCGTCAAGCCGATGGTTGCAGGGAGATAATGAGTTATGGCCTATACTCCACTAGAAGTTCAAAAGGCTTCATTCGCTGGAGTCTATACTCTGGCGGGTGGAGTATTAGTGCCAAACTCTTTAGTTTGGACAGAGATAACAAACTTTAACATACCTTTATATTTTGACTTTGTGAATAAAACAGGACGAACAGTAATTGTAGCAAACAATGAAACCAGTGAGCCAGTGTCAATAATTAATGAAGTTAACGCAACGATCTATAATATTCCATTTCCTATGGGTGTATCAGATTCTCTCACTGTAGTACCCCCAAATAGTTGGTGGAATATCGTTGGACCGTTTTCAAATTACTTCAATTTTGATGACCGAGCACGATTCATCATTTCACCAGCAGGGTTTCCACCTCCTACAGGCTCATTAAAGTTGGCTGTAGTATGTGTACCAGCGGAAGGAGGATAACTAGATGGCTTTAATTGTGATACCTCATCAGTATTGCTCCTTTGATGGTATCTTTACGGAACCAGGTGGTATCTTTACTCCTGGTGCGCTGGACTTGTCAAGACACCCAGTTGAAATACCTGATCGTGATACATTTGTGAATGTCCCCAATAGGCTTATTTTAGTTGTCAGAAATCGTTCATTAACAGGAACTCTTAGTTATACTTTTTACGGATCACAAGCAAAAGTTATAGACCCACCTTATTGGCATGTGACAACAGATGGACAACAACATTTTGTTGTACCACCAAATATGTGGGGAATCTTTGGACCGTTTTCAGAAAATTTTGATCTTAAAGATCAGTGTTCGTTAACTTTTGGTGGCACAGCGGCACGAACAGATATTGATGTAGCCGCAGTAATATTACCAGAGTAACTATAAAGGAGAGCCAAAATGGCACGTACAGATTTTACAAATGGCGTACAACTTGCCTCGTTCAAGGGTATTTATACCGAACCAGGTGGCGTCTTTACGCCTGGACCATTGTTATGGGAAAACCCCGATGCGGTTAATGGCAATAAGTTTGCCAATGTTCGTGGGAAGTGTCTCATTGTGGTTCAAAACACAGATGACACCGACGATCTTACGATCACGATGGATGCGACCACCGTGGTCCCGGAGACGCCGGATGGACTACCGGTACAAGATCCAACGATCGTTATTGGTCCCGGTGAAGCCAATTTGATTGGACCATTTACGGGCAATTTCGAGTCCGATGGAGAAGTCGGTCTTGATTATACGCTCGGTGGTGCATTGTTGGCAACCGAGATTAACATCGCGGTCATCCAACTACCGTAAATAAAGGAGAAAGGAGGTAACAAATGGAAGCAGCTTTCTTAGCAGTTTTGAAAGAAGCCGGTCCGTTTGTTGCTATTTTTGGCTTCTTTGTATGGCGGGATTTCAAACGTGAGCAATCGTTAGGTGCTGTTATTGCGGAGTTGCAAGACTTTCAACGTAACACCCTAATGAGGCTCATTGAACAAACAACTCAAGTAATAATGGCCGCAACATCTATGATGGAGAGATGTCATGACGAACGTCCCTCTGATTGACCTGCTATACACGCTGAAGCGCGATTGGGGTCAGCCTGTGAAGTATGTGACAATAACTACTTCTAAGGCTAATCCTGAAACAGGTCAAGTAGGATCAGGATCACATGAGTTTGACTTAGCTCAGATTGTTCTGTTTCCTGTAGAGATTGCAAGAACGTATGTTAAGGCATTTCGAGCAGGCAGTTACCCGTATGATTCAAATTACGATAAAGGTAGTCATGTCGGGCTAATACAAAAATCAGATTTGCCTCTTGGTGTTCATCCATCAGGAGCAGATACCATCATAACAAGTCGGAATGAACGGTATGAGGTGAAAGAGGTTAATGATCTCTATGAAGCCTGGGAACTTATCCTTGTAGGATTACCAACAAAATGATTAGACCACATTGGACAACAGAAATTCGACGTGCAGTCACAAAGCACTTTGCTGCTGTAGCAGAAAGTGAAGGAATGCACATGTTCTTAGGTGAAGATCAGAAACGACCAAATTCACATTCTAAATGGGCAGAATTGAAAGTCTATGGACCGTTTTATTCCGAAGAGGCAGATGGACAAACTACAACTGTAAGATTACAGATTCGTGTAGGATGTGCGATCAATATTCAACGTAGCGAAAACATTTATGAGATTACAGATTTATTAGGACTTTTTGCCGCAGCAGCATCAGAAAATATCCTTGTAACAGGTATAACTTCACCAGACTTTTGCTTACATGACATGAACATTCGGACCATTGAAAGAGGGAACGTAGAAACAAAGATACCCTTGAAAGTTGGCTATATGGAAGTTGACTTGACAGGGATAATTGAGCATGAAAGGATGATCGAGGCATGAAGATAGACCTCAAAAATGTCAATCTTCTTGTTTTACGTCGCAGCAATCTTGCAGCGAATCCGATGCCAATTAATACAGGGATGGTAGTGAAGTTCGGTGAAGGTACCTTCACGTGGAACATCCGTGACACCATCAACTATGAGTTGGATCGAGGACGTTTGGAAGATGTTCGACGTGGAGACGAGATTCCCATTGACATCTCAATTACAGGGAAGTACGAATACATTCAGCAGTACGGTGCGGATGTGAACGAACGTCTTTCCCTGTTTGAAGCGATGGATGGGACACTATTGAATGGAGATCCGAACCCATGGGTTACGGCAGCTTCTCCGACTCCAGCAGGTGTGGAGATCGAAGAGTGGCTTGACTGTGCGCCCTATTGTGTGGCTCTGGAACTTCATAATGATCTTCGTCGGGAATGCCCTGCAATTAATGGGCCGCCGCCAGACCCGCCGAAGTACCCCTTACCGTTGGAGGCGATGTTATTCCGGTTTTTCCGCGCAGAGAGTCACGCGATGGATGTAAAAGCCGGGACCATTGCTGTAACAGGAAAATGTAACACTACGGACCCATTGGTCCAGCGTGTCGTGGACTTCCCCTACACTGTAGATGAACTTCCGACGCCGTTGGACGGATGGCCGGAAGATCCGCGAGGTTAAGCCCATGAACATTGATCTTAAGAATTGCACACTGTTCGTTCGGCGCACCACGGAAGCCAATACTCCGCCTGGAGCAGATCAAGGCGATTACCTAATCGTGAAGTTTGGTGAAGGCAACTTTACCTATACTGTCACGCGGAATTTCAACTATGAGTTGGACCGGGGTAAGTTGGATGATATTCGTCGTGGTGATGAAGCGCCTCTGGATATTACACTTGGGGGTAAGTATGAGTATGTTCAAAGCGTACCAGCGGGAATCGATCCCACTGCTTCGGACTTGCTTAATGCTTACCGCAATCAGTTAACCATACAAGAAGCTATGCGTGGGAAGAAGTTCGATGGCGGTGTAACGCCTCACCCCTGGGTTGCAGCGGGTGTTGAACGTGAACCGTGGTTGGATTGTACTCCGTATTGTACGGCTTTGGAACTTCACAATGATCTTCGGCGTGAATGCCCTGATCTTACAACGGTGCCGGGTGAAGCATTGTTGTTCCGGTATTTCCGGGCAGAAGCAGTTGATCACGATGTCAGTGCTGGCACAGTCAGCGTAACAGGAAAAGCGAATATTCTGCGTCCGATGGCTTTGAATCCATTACCTGCGAATTGGCTGTATCAAGTTAATCCAGGTGATGTCCCGATCCCCTTCTTGAAGGGTGGTGGAGCTTGGAATTGGCCAGAAGATCGCCGGGTAATTCCGTAGGGTAGTAAGCGACGGCTCGTCGTAGGAGACAGTAATGAAATTACATGGACAGCAAGTAAGTGTACCAAATATCAAGACTATCATAGTCTTACGTGACCAAGGCAATATTGTATTTCAAGCGCGACCACTTGAATCATTTGAAGAGTTTCTGGAAGTGTGTCCAGTACCTGAACCTCCAGTTCGGGAGTTACCTGGTGGGGAAATTCAACGTCTTGTCGAATCACCACAGTATAAGCAGATACTTTCTCAGCGTAACCAGCAGATGATTCATTATATGGTTGCCAAGTCCTTACTTGAAACAGAAGGACTTGAATGGGAAACAGTAGATTGGAATGATCCTGAAACCTTCAAGAATTATGCTGATGAACTTGCAGCAGCAGGATTTACAGCAGTTGAGATTACTCGCATTGTCAATCAGACCATGGAAGCGAATAGCCTGAATGAAGAAGCTGTAGATAAGGCACGTGAAGCTTTTTTAGCTGGACAACAGGCCCAGCCCGAACAAGAATCACGCCAGACGGACGATCAGGAAAGTACAGCGTCTGGCGAATCTGTGAAAGGTTCGGCCTGAAGCCACCAAGAATAAAGGATAATTGGGACGATATGGAAACGCCACTACATGCAGAGCTTTTAGCATACGATAGCATTCGGTGCGAAGAAGAAGCAAATGCATTAGCGACGTCGGCAGGAGTACCAAAGGTCTAATGGAATTCAAAGGCACATTTAACTTGAAACTCATTAATCGCGTAAAGGGCGAGACAATGAGAAAGAGTTTTCGTGTCCGAATGAAATTGGCTTATTTAGCGGCCTGCGCAGCGTATATCGCTGAGATTGTTAATCAAGTGCCTGTTTTAACAGGAGCGTCCCGAGCGGCCTTAATCTGGAGACTTAAAGAAGTAATTGATCGCGCAAAGTCAATTGACTATAATTTGGCTATGAAATTTCAAATCCCTCAATTTGAAGATAATGTGCAAATATCTAAAACATTAGCCAAGGCAGCACCACATCAATACCCTCAATCAGGTTGGAGTGGTAGTAGAGAACTATGGAAACAAAACTTACATTTGGATGGGCAGAATGAAGATAGTTGGAAGTCCGATCAATATGTACCAATGATCATTGATACAAAACCAGGCAATCAGTATTCTGGTAAATATACTTTCCTTTTCGCGATCAAAGATTTTTATCTCGAACATTATAGTGCAGGTACAATTGATTCAAGCCCGTGGGGTTGGGATGAACAGCCTTATGATGTAGGCCCATGGGCACTACACATAGATGGACAGAAAGCATTTAATAAAGAGTTTGAACGTGTCATTAAAGAATCAGGTGTTCTTGGATTACGAGCAGTATTACCCGGCGTCCCAGTAGGAACACCAGCAGAATATGCATCCTTAGTTGACATAGGAGGAACCATTGAAGCTCCAGTAGTTGAGGCAATTGATTTTGATGAGGAGGTTCCCTTCTAATGGCAGATGAAAGTATAAGTGTATCCCTAGATACCAGCGGTTATGAACAACCGTTACGTCAATTGACGCAAGAAATGAATGCCTTCAATGCGGCATCTACTGTTGCTACAGCACAACAGCGTCAATTGGCTAAAGTAATGACGGGGTTGGGGAATGTATGTTCTGCTTATGCCAAGATTATGGTGCAATCAGCCAAAGCAACTGCGATTGCAGTTGAAGGACCATCAGATGCACTAAATAAGCGTTTTCAGAACGCGCAACGTGTTCTTGGTAATATGCAGGGGGAAATTAAGAAACTTGAAACTGCGGGCAAACAAGTTCAGAAAATTCCAATTATTCCAAAAGAGCTTGATAAGCTAGATGATCGTTTGGCACAGAAAACAGGTAAGATACTTGATGCTGTAAATAAGAAAGTTGACACATTCCGACGGAATTTTGTAGAAGATGTTAAAAAAGCGCATCAAGAAATCGCACAGACATCAGTGACAACTCGTGATCCTAAGAAACCAATTGAGGCGGCAATACCTTTTACAACAGAAGAAGCAAAAGCAGTAGGTGAACATAAAAAAGAATTACTCGGCTTAATTTTAGCAATTGATCAATCAACAGAAGTTAGAAAAGAGCAAAATGTAGTAGAACAAAAAGCTTATGAACAGCGCTTAAAGAATGCTGAAGCTGTAGCAGCAGCTATTCAAGCTGAACGTGCGGCTCAAGTACCATTACCAACAGAGCCAGCGGCAACAGTTGACGCGCCTTTCAATGAAGCACAAATTGAAGCAGCACAGAGATTCAGAGCAGCCTTACAGACTTTATTTATTGCAAAACAGATGGGAGTAGAAACAAGTGCAGAGCTAAATGCAGCCGAACAAAAGGAAATGCAAACCCGTATTAAGGGTATTGATACAGTATTAAGTAAGCAACAAAAAGAAAATGATGTAACTAATGAAGCCTCCCGTATTCAAACAAGACAAACACAAGTAACAAATGCTTTACGTGGGTCTTATCAAGAATTAATTAGTGCATTACCTATTCAGCAGCAACGTGTGCTTTATGAGCAGATCGATCAATTATCCGAGGCTACAGCAAAGAGCGACCATAGCTTAGAAGGGTTGTCAGGTACATTAGCAGTTATTCGGAAGGAAGCAGAAGGCCCGTTAAATCCGATGGATAAATTAACGAGCACAATGTTGAAGTTCGATGAAGCTATGGAAAAGGCCACAGGTAGAGCAGCTTTAGCACCTGAATTACGTCAAACAGCCGATAGACTTGAAGCGGCATTTGTACGTATTCTTCGGAGCGGTAGAGCTTTGTCTAAGCTACAACCACGACAACAACAAATTTTACGTGATTCTTTTGAGAATCTTGCACGTAGTGTGCATAAAGCAGGGATTAATGTCGATAATCTTGAAGGGGAATGGCAAAAGTACCGCGCAGGTACTCTTCAAGTAACTGAGTCAAATAAAGACATGGTAAATGTCTTTAATCAAATGGAAGCAGCTAGTGAACGTGCAAGTATGGCTGTGGATAATACTACTCGTAAGTGGCAGCGTTTTGGTCAATTAGTGTTTGCTCGTGCATTGACTGCTGCCTTTTATAATTTTACAAATGCAGTAAGATCAAATGTTAGCACGACATTAGACTTATCCCGAGCAATTGGTGAAGTCCAAACGATTTCTCAAGAAATGCCGATGACTTACAATGATTGGCGAGATGCAATCAAAGAAGTATCGGATGAATATAATGTATTACAAACAGATGTTGTAGAAGGCTTATATCAAATTACATCAAATCAGATTGCACAAGGGCAACGTGCAGTTGATTTCATGAAAACAGCAGGAGAATTTTCTCATGCTACAGCTTCTTCAATCACTGATTCAATCAATCTGTTATCGTCAGCATTGAATGCGTTCCAAAAACCAGCGTCCGAAGCCAGTCTTATAGCGGCACAACTATTCAAAACTATTGAATTGGGTCGTGTACGTGCAGAAGATATGGCAGATACAATGGGACGTTCCGCAGTTTTAGCTAATCAGGCTGGTGTATCATTTGAAGAATACTTAACAATGATTCAGCAGTTCACGATCAGTGGTCTACGTTTTGATCGTGCAAGCACTTTCATTATCAACGTTATTAATAAGTTAATGAAGCCATCTGCCCAACTCAAGACATTATTTGAGGATTGGGGTGTAACGTCTGGACAAATGGCTATTCAAATGTACGGCCTATCAGGAGTTATTCGTCGATTATTACAAGCGACAAGCGGTGATCTTGGCGAGTTGTCTGAGTACATCCATGATATTCGAGGTACTACAGGGTTTGCTGGATTAATCTCGAATATTGATACTGTTGAAGTTAATATTTCAAAAACAGCAGAAGCAACGGAAAGTTATTTTAAGTCTATTGGTCTGGTTACACAAACAACAGGCTTCATGATTACTGAGGAAGCAAACAAAGTTCGTAATGTATTTCAGAGTCATATGATGATGGCTGAAGATGTATTAGCTACCATCAGTAAAGGCTTAGAAATGATAGGTGGGGTATCTGTAGGTGATGTCAGTGGTGCGGCCTTAGCACCAGCAACATATGGCTTATTGGGGGTAACATTTACGCGCCTGGTTGCGCAAGCATTTGCTGTTGAATCTGCAATTCCGAAATTTGTATGGCGTTTCGGTGGATTAGTTACAGCAATAGGTTCGATTAGCTTAGGTTTGAATGCCGTAATTCGTGGAATTGGTTCGCTTGATAAAGTTATGGAAGGAGCAAAGAAGGATTCCGAAGAGGTTGTAAAAGATCTCAATATCATTAATGGTACCTTAATTCAAGACGTGCAGAAGTACCATCGCGAGCGTATTTCCGAATTGTCTGAATTCCAAGAACGCGAAAAGATTCTTATTCAAAGTCAGTTAGACGAAAAGCGTGCTGAAGCAAAAGAGCTTATGGAAATCAATAAGCAGACGCTTGAGGATCAACGTGATGCTTTGAAGAAGCGTATTGCTGATCTTGAAAAAGCAGGCAGAGACACGGAAAAATATCTAGCGGATTTAGAGCGTAAGTACCAAGTGCAGCGTATTGAAGAGGCAAAGTCAAGCCCATTAGCTACACCTTTTGATCGCTTTGACATTGAAATGCGTAGTGCAGCTCAATTATTCTCTCAATCCATTCAGCAGGTAACAACTGCCACAACAGCAGATGATTTGAAACAAGCCACTAAGTTATTTGATGAATACATGAAGCAAATAACTGATGCACGTCGAACTGCTGTAACAGAGCTTGGAGACTTCCAACCTGTACGCATTGATCTTGAACGCCAGGCACGTCTACGCCAATTTGCACAGGCGTACCGCGCACGTCAACAAGAGATACAAGAAACAGAACTTCCTGCATTGCGTAGTCAGCTTAATGCTCTTAATCAGGAAGTAAAGACTTATGGTGAATTAAGTAAATTTGTTGGAAAGCAACTTGATGATAATATTAAGAGTGAAGAACGCTTAGTATCATTATTACGGGCAAAGAATGGACAACGCGCAGTTGAGTTAACTCTATTAGGTCAACAAGGTGATAAGCTCAGGGAAGCTATGGGATTAGCTGCTGAACTTGATCGTATAGAGAAAGAACAGATTAATACACGACAAGAAGTAACTCAAGGTACAACAGCTGCATATCAAGCTTTATTTACAACTTTTGTAGATAAAACGCAATTACCTCAGATGCTTGGTCAGATGCGTACGTTAGCAACCTTGATATCGGATCGTGATACTACATCTCCGATTTTTCAAGAAGTTTTTGGGCTTGAAAAGCAAATTGATAAGTTAGCAGCAACTTATTTGGCTACAGGTGAAGATTCAGCTGAGCGACTTGCTCTATTGGAATCTGAGTTCCCACGGGTGGTAGAAGAAACATTAGCATTAGGTCAAAATCTTGAGCGATCTCTCTCAAGCAGTCAAGTAGCCGATGATAAAGCAGCACAAGAATCTTTACGTTTGTTAACTGATATTCTTACTGTGATGCGAGAACAGAAAGAATATATTGAGTCAGGACGCCCGGAATTAGCTTTAGCTAAGGAAAATGCACGTCAGAACAAATTATTAATGGAACAACAACGAGCAGCAGGTACGCCCGCTAAAGTGTTTCATGATGGTGGTTGGGTTAAACACATGCAAACAGGTGGAGAAGTACCAGCCATACTTCAAGAAGGTGAATATGTAGTTAGTCGAGATAATGCATCACGATGGGCAGAATGGGAAGAGTGGTTAAGACATTTCGGTGGTGATCCTGTAGTCGCATATGATATTCTTCAGGATAACTATCAACGTATGGCCGAACGTGAAATGACCTTACGTGATAAGTGGAAAAAGGCTCAATTTTCTTTGAGTCGTACATCTGCGCCTATAAGCCAATTCCGATCACAACGACAAGATCATTATGATGAAGTGGCTAGTAATGTGTTATATGGCCCTTATGGCCCATTGAATGTTACTCAATTAGGGCAAGTACTCCACACGTTGAACAATACCCCTGAGATGCAACAGGCTTATTGGAAAGCACGGGGGGGTCAGTTACAATTAGCATATAACCTTCGTACACCGGAAGATGTACAAGCACAAATATCGCAACAACAGACACAGTTACAAAATGCACAAAATCAATATGCTACTTTACAAAAACAATATAACGTAGCCTTGATGCAAGGAGAAGTTAAGGCATCTCGCGAAAATTTCCATAAGTATATGAGTGAGCATTTTACTTATCAAGGGCAGGCTGCACATCCTCGTGCGGTAATCGCTGATCTTGAACAGAGTATTAGTGAATTATCTTGGTTGACAGGCAATTTACGCCCTGTGAATCAGCCAGAAGATGTAATTGATCCACGGCCACCTGAGTTGGTAGAAAAGCTCAAGAAGTTTGAAGAAGAAATGAATTATGAGCCTACACCTTTATTTCAAAATATTTCAGCACCAGAAGCGGTCAGTCCATGGTTAATGTATTATGATGAAATTCTAAAGCCCTCAAAATGGATTACTCCATTAAAACGGTTTTGGTGGAATAAGAAGTATGAAACAAAAACTGATTTAGGT